TTGTCTTGTCTCATACCCTATCGAAGTTTTCTTCTCAGATTGGGAATTAGTTTGTAACAAACAGGAACAAGAAGAATACAAAGAGATCAAAGAAGCTCTTCGTCGACTCAGTATTGAAACAGAAAAGATCAAAAAGATAGAGAGTAATCTCGGTCCAGAGTATTGGACCAAGCAAGGATTCATCCAAAGTACCACAACTAAAACTATTTCGCTCTGGTGGCATATTGACGGCAGAAGAGTAGCTTTTATGTACAATAAAGGTATATTCGAACTTGATTAAAAAGAAAACGACAACATGAAAGATATTGAAATGATAAATTGGTGGGCAAAGATCACAGTAAGCGAAGTAGTAGCTATGAGAAATTGGTTACAAGATCTCTTCCCACATCACTATGACGTAATGTCAGTCGAAGAGAAAATTGGTATTATTTATTTCAACTTCCACAAATCAATAAAATAATAAAAATGAGAACATTTAAAGATTATCCCTCAGGAAAACGCTTCATATCTGAAGGACAAATTGTAAAAGCAGTAGACAATTACACACATAAATTAGGTTGTAGTGATTGTCTATTTAGTGGCGAAAACTCTATCAGTAAAAGATGCTTTGATCACGCCTGTAGTCATCGCATCTTCAAGCTCTCTCGACTAAATAAATTAATCTTCTGGAAAAAGAAAATCAACAAGAAATAAAAATCGATTATGGAGAATAACGTAAAAACACGACAACTACAACACGATTTCGCATTCTTAACTAAAGAAGAAGTGGAAACAGCAATCTCGATAGTAGAAGCCAAAACATCATTGGTAGAGACAGTTATGGAAACAACAAGATTATTCATCAACTCTTGTCTTACTAATCGAATCTTAATGAATTAAGAAATTATGGAAGATAAAAATGAATGGGTAAAATTCCAAGAGATTGAATGGTCTGATCCGAAATACAATGTATTCAGTATAGACACAAGAGACTTCTGTGTAGGATATCGCTTTGAAAAGAAAAATCATCAAGATCTCGAAACATTAAAGAAATATCTTCAAAAATTCTTCCATACAGAAGAAGAAATAAAAACACTCATTCAGAGATACTTTGAAGAGTCAGGAGGAGTAGGTGAATGGAGAATGTTCTCTCTTGAGAAAATGGATAACTGGGGAATGAAATACGTTCGCATTTGGAGAAGTGAAGAAGGTTTTGTAGTCTGTAATTCAGACAACAGAGCGCTACCAAAGTCACTATTATCTAATAAGGTACTTCAAGAACATTTGAATCATTATTGAAAAAGAAAAAATGACAATGGAAGAGATTAAACTAAATCTCATCGAGGATATTGATCTCGTAAAAGAGAAAGGTGACGCAATCATGGTTCTCAGTAGACATTCTCAAACAGGAGAACAAATTCAACAATTAATAATATGTTGTCCAGGTTGTGGGAAGAGATCGGGAAGTGCTGGCAATCATGTGTTTGATCCTACTACACAAAATTACACACCTTCTATCATACACGATAAGAGTCTAGGAGGATGTGGTTAGCATGGTTGGTTGAAGAATGGAATATTCAAACAAGTGTAAAAAGAAAAACAACAAACAGGAATGAAACATAGAAAGTGTCCACATTGCAAATCAACCAAAGGCTTCAGAATAAACTATGAAGTATTTGGTCACGGTACTGAGGACAGAAGCTTCAAAGGAGTTGTGATCGATGCTGATAGGGAGGTTGTTGAGAACGTAGACAACTATGTTGAGTGTCTTAGTTGTGGAGAGAAGATTGATCGAGAGTGTGTAAGAACTGATGAGTTTGAAGCTAAGAGTGTAGAGAGCTAAGTTAAAGAGTTGATATTGAGAGAGTTGAGGAGAGAATTGTATTAATGTTTATTGAAGATCGTTAATGTTTGTTAAGGAAAAGTTGGTGAATTGTGGCAAAGAGTAAGCAAATTAGAAATTCTATAGACAGAGACCTGGAGTTGGAACTTAAACGATTGATATTCACGGATTCGTATTTTGAATTTTTCAAATGGTCGTTTTTTTTATTGTTCCCAAATGAGAAGTTTGAAGACACCTTCCACATCAGGTATCTATGTGATTTATACCAAGTTGAGATAGAAAGGGTCATTAGAAAAGAGGAAAGGACTACCGACCTAATCGTCAACATCCCCCCACGTACTTCTAAATCACTCATCACATCAGTGTCGCTCCTAGCATGGATGTGGATAAAACAACCGTCGCTACCGATGATCTCTATCTCGTTCGATGAGGATCTGTCGCTTCTAAACGCACAGTATTCAAAGGATATAATCAAGAGCGACGAGTATCAAGAGTTGTTCGGACACCTATTTCAAATCAGAGGCGACGCTGATAGCAAAAGTTACTTTATGAATGACAAAGGTGGGTTCAGACTGTCGAAGACGACTGGAAGCAATATAACTGGACACAAAGGTACAGTTTGCTTTCCTAAAGGACAAATGATCTCTACAAGTACAGGAGAGCTCGACATAGCTGATGTTGTAGAGAGACAATTACAAGTACCGATACTTTCTTTCAATGAGAAGAGTAGAGTTGGAGAATTCAAACCAATAGTACACTATCTTAAATCGAACTACATTGGACGACTGTACACTATTCAAACTACTACCAGACGACTGATATGTACAAGTGAGCATCCCATTTATGTAGTTGATAAGGGTTGGGTAGAAGCCAGTAAGGTTCCAAAGAACGGTAGCGTACTATTAAAGAGAGGTAGCGAAACAGAGAGTCAAAAGATTCGATCAATATCTTTCAAGGAAGTTGAGAATTTAGAAGTGTACAATTTAGAAGTCAAAGACAACAACAACTACTATATCGATGGAGTTTTAGTTCACAACTGTATCGTCGACGATCCCCAGAATCCCAAGACATCAGAGAGTGAGCTCAGTAGAAAAGTAGTAATAGAATACTACACTCGAGCGCTGTACAATCGACTCACACCTATCAACCTTGGGATAAGAATTATCATCATGCAACGACTACATGAGAACGATCTGACTGGATTCTTACTTGCAACTAATCCTGAACAGTACAGACATATATGTCTACCTGCAGAAGTGTCCGACATAGTCAAACCTATTGAATTAAAAGAAAAGTACACAAACGGACTACTCGATCCTACTCGACTCTCAGCGATGATCTTGAGTGGGTTTAGAAAGACTCTTGGGTTGAGAGGTTACACTGGACAGTACGAGCAACGACCAAGTCCAGACGAAGGTGGAATCATAAAGCGTACATGGTTCGATATACTACTACCTGAGATGATTCTAAGAAAAACAGAACAGAGTCCAATCCACTTCTTTATTGACTCAGCATACACAGCTAAAACAGAAAATGATCCAACAGGTATTTTAACGTGTTTTGTACAAGACAATTTCCTTTATGTGTTGGATTTCACAGAAAAATGGTTAGAGTTCCCAGAACTGTGTAAAAACATCATAATTCACACCAATGGATATCAGTACACTCACCTAAGTAAAATTTTCATTGAACCTAAGGCAAGTGGAAAGAGTATAGTACAACAACTACGTTCAGTCACTTCACTGAATGTGATCGAAGCTGAGAATCCTGAAAAAGATAAAGTGACAAGAGCTCATTCTATCGCACCAACCTTAGAATCAAGGAGAGTTCGACTGATTCAAGGTCAGTACGTGGAACACTTCTTAGATTTGTTAGGATCTTTCCCAAGTGGTAATCACGATGAAGCTATTGATACACTTGTGATGGCTGTACGAGAATTACTGATTGATAATAATCCAGATTTTATGTTTATATAAATATTAAATAAAATAAATAGCATGTGGTGGATAATAAGTATTATAGTTTGGTTCATAGTCGGATTAGTCTCTACGTTAATTGGAGCTCATGTAGCTATGACTGAGAGAGGTGGAATGACACTCTCTGATTGTTTAGTAGGATTGATGTGGTTGTTGATTGGACCACTTCTATGGCTATCTATAGGTTATACAAGTTTAAGAGATTGGATTGATAATAACAGTACCAAGATGATCTTCAAAGCAAAGTGGCCTCAGAAATGGAATAATAAAAAATCAGATGTGGACCAAGTTTAGTAAACAATTACCTCCAAATAGATCATCGATAATGGTGAAATTCGGAGATTTAAGGATTGTTAAAGGAAGAGTTAATGGTAGTTGTGTAGATTATAGTCCAAACCTTAAACTTACTCCTCAAACCATAACTTCAGGACAAAAAGAATGGTCTATGGTTCAAAAAAAAGATAATCGAGGAAGAGCTAAAAAACCAAGACGAAAAGGTAGAGAAGCAATCAAAGATCCAAAGATGGTTGATCCAAAAAATAGACCAACAAAGGAGGAAATTGAGAAGAAAGGTCAAGGAGGAGTAGCAGGTAACATGGAGCGACTAGTCTACAGAATGATCGATCAGATCAAGTCTGGAATGAGTATCGATAGTTGTAAAACACTTCTTGAAGATGAGATTAATCCAAACACAAAAAGAGTATATGCTCCTCGATTTGTTCAAGATATCTCTATCAAAGCAAATACTCTCATTAAACAGGATTATGAACTACAGAGATCAGAAGTGGTTTCAATTCACACTCAACGGTACGATAGAGAGATCCAAGAATTACTCACATATCAAGCTCCCTACAACGATCGTAAACCATGGTTGCAAGATGAGATGAATAACGCTGCTAGAATGAATTGTCTTGGAGTTCTACATCAAAAAGAAGAGTTGTTAGGAATGCATCGTAAATCATTCAAACTAATCATTAACAACGAGGATACAACCGTCATAAGAACTACAAAGACCAATATTGATCTCTCTAAACTTACTCTTGAAGAAAAGATCGAACTGAATCAGCTGATGGAGAAGAGTAGAAGGACCGACGATGAGATAGGTGGAGTAATTCTCAGATCAGAACAAGCCAGAGTGATTGAGGATGTTGAACACGAAGTAGTTGAAGAGAGATTGAATATTGATCGAATGGAAAATAAACAACCAAAAGAGATCATACAGCCTCATCCTCAAGACATGGCTTTGTTAAGTATTCAAGAGAAAATGAGACTAGCTCTCAGAAAGAAAGCAAAAGAGGAGCTTGAAAGAGTAGGTAGTAAGACAGTAGAATTCGATAATCCAGAACATCAGGTACCACAACGATGAAGACATTTGAAACTCAATATATAATTTACTTCACAAATAAACCTCAAGAATCTCACACTATCAAAGTGAAGAATTGTATGAGTGATCTTCACGCTAAAGTAAAACTTGAAGACTACCTAAAAAGAAAACATAAAGACTTTGAAAAGTTAGTAGTTGTGAGTTGCGTAAAGGATATATTCAGTATCTTTGGAGGATTGTTTAATTAATAAATCAAAATGAAATTCACATCAACATCAACTCAATCAAACCTTCACTATTTTGAAGATGTAACTTGGACTAGGTTTCCAAAATATACTCAACCAACATTATCTCGATTATGTGTACGAAATTAGTTCAAGAGAGAATACACCTCCCAATTGGAAGTGAAGTTCAGATTTATTCAGTAGCTTGGTATATGTTAAACGAGGATCGTACAATAGGTATAGTTGATGTAGGACCAGGCTTCACAATCGAAATGAGAGAATACTGTAGCAAGACAACAAAAATTGTAGCATACGACGAATTCACACATACATACGAATTAGCTATTGATAAAGGACAGAATCGTTGGAGTGAAGAAATGTTTAAAAAGAAGTAATTATGAATATAAAATTAAAAACATTAAAAAGTGGAGAAGTAGTTCTTCATTTACATGGTCCATTTAGAATTTCACAAGGAGGATATTGGCATTTTGGGATATTGACACTTAGTATAAGTAAAGAAGGGTGTGGCTTTCAGGTTCTTGGAATATCGATAGGAGTAGGTTGGTATGAGTGAACCTTGTAGCAAATGTCTAAAATCGAAACCAATTGAAAATAGATCAAAGTGGTTATGTTCAGATTGCAATTTCGAAAGACTTCACAATGGAGTGAGTAGAGCTCAAGTCTACAAGGAGAGAGCTTCTGAAAGAGTAGAAGCTAAAGTGCCACGAACGATCAGAGCAAAATTCAAACCCATTAAGCAACAAACCTCAAACGAAGCCGAAACAAAAAAGAAGCTACATGAACTCAAATTATTAATTGAGCAAAAAGCAATTAATAATGGAGTCTATTATTGTTGGGGATGTGGCAAGAGTGAAGGAGGATTAGATAAATCTCACATCCTCTCAGTGAAACAGAGAAAGGATCTTGAGTTAGATGAGAACAACATTGATCTATTCTGTCGAACTTGCCATGAATCGTGGGAATCAGGAATTATCGAGAAGATGATAATCCTCAACACATTTGAAAGCGATCTACTCTACATTCAAAAGCACGATTCAAAACGGTACAATAAAATCCTACTGATGATTGAAAATTACAGCGAGAGAATGTTTGATCTAATTATTGACGGATTAGGACCTAAAGAAGTTGTTGAAAAAATAAGGTACTTTAGTGAGCGTTACGAATATATTTTGACATAAGACAGAATATAGATTATCTTTACATTTTAAAATAAACATACTCAGAATGGCAACAACTACAGAAGAAGGAATAATTAAACTCGATACTATCTATCAAGGTTCAACATTCTATGGTACTGAATGCGATTTCGTAGAAGTACTTGATGATGGATCTGAAGTTCCAGTAGATCTTACAGGAGCAAATATCAAAATCGATATGATAAAGAGTAGTCAAGTGTACGATACTTATTCAAGTGAATTTGAAGACAACAGTCTAAAAAAACTCACTATTACTAACAACAAATTCACATTTGCAGAACATATTCCAACTCTTCCTTCAGGAATATACACTTTTGACATCAAAGTGATATTCGCTAACGAAATCGTTGAAACTGGTATTGGTCGTGGACAATGGACTATTCTTAATCCTTCAACTAAATAACATGAGAACATTCAAAGTAACAGTCATTAAGACAGTTAGAACTTTTCTGATTCGCTATAGCGGAATCAAATGGAAAAGTATGGAGGGAGGAGACGTTTCAGCAGACAGTATCGATACAGCAATGAACAACTACACTCTTGTCGAAACCATAACCGATGCAGAAAAAATAATTGTAAAAGGGAAGAAGTTACTCTCTTTTGGAGATCTTAAAACTCTTATTCAAACAGCATTTACTTCTATTTTTCAATCCAAAAAAGCGGATACAGAACTATATGTAGATGAAACTGAAAAAGCTTTGATTGCTACGATCAGCGATAAAATAAACCGAAGCGAAACACTCACAGCCGTTGAAATTCAGTTGTTGATTACTAACTTAATAGATAGTTCCCCAGAGTTCCTTAATACACTCAACGAACTTTCTAATGCTATAGCAAACGACCCCAATTTTGCAACCACAATGGCTACGGAGCTATCAAAGAAGGTTACGGCTATTGTAGGCTATTCTCTTACAAAGAATGACCTTACAGACTTACTGAAAGCAGCGTATGACGATGCAGTTACGGCAATTCCAAACAAAGCAATTAAAACTACACAAGTAACCGAATTAACATTAACCGCTGCTAATTGGACACTAGTAAGCGGGTTGTACGAATATAACTTAGCAAATGTGAATATTACGGCATTAAATTTTGTAGAAGTGATACCAGATAATGCAACCATTGAAATAACTAAGTCGGCTCAATTACTTCCAACAAATGTAAGTAGCGCAGGAAGCGTTAAAATATACGCTACAAATTTACCAACAGGTGACATAGTAGTAACCATAAATATCTACGAATAATGATAGGAAAAACGATTTTACCCTATAGTAGTGGCAGTGCCGGAACTATCATTGTGGGCACCGGGAAGTATGCAGTGAAATTCATTGACTACGATGGAACGATTTTAAAAATTCATAATGTAAATGCAGGAGAATCAGCTATCAAACCAGCTAATCCGACATTGACAAATTGCACTTTCAACGGGTGGATTGGAGACTATACAAATATTCAGTATGCTACAGTAATCGGAGCAAGTTATAACTCAGCGCATACTTATTTAGACTTGACTATTAATGCAAACCACGGATTAACACCAACATTGTATTTAACGAAGACAAATACAACAGCGTTAAATGTCTATAATGATTCGACAAATGCCTTGATGGCTACAACCTCTACAGCAGGAACTGTGGCTATTCCGTTAACTTTTGCAAGTGCAGGGCAGTATATATTAAGAATAGAAGCCACAGCAAATTACTCTTTCAGTACTTATATTTTTGGTATTAACAATTTATATCAAATTTATGCTTTAAAAAATGTGATATTAGGGAATAGAGTGACTTCAATTGGTCTTTCTGCATTCTCCCCCTGCTACTCCCTTCAATCAGTAGTTATACCAAATTCAGTGACTTCAATTGGGTCTTCTGCATTCAGTGCCTGCTCCGCCCTTCAATCAGTAGTTATACCAAATTCAGTGACTTCAATGGGTCTTTCTGCATTCTCCCCCTGCTACTCCCTTCAATCAGTAGTTATACCAAATTCAGTGACTTCAATTGGGTCTCAATCATTCAGTGGCTGCTCCTCCCTTCAATCAGTAGTTATACCAAATTCAGTGACTTCAATTGGTGTTTCTGCATTCTCCACCTGCTCCTCCCTTCAATCAGTAGTTATACCAAATTCAGTGACTTCAATTGGGTCTTCTGCATTCTTTGCCTGCTACTCCCTTCAATCAGTAGTTATACCAAATTCAGTGACTTCAATTGGTACTCAATCATTCAGTGGCTGCACGAGATTTTATGAATATATAATTCAATCTACGACTCCACCATCTTTAACCAGTATAAATGCTTTTACAGGTATCCCAGCCTATTGTAAGCTATACGTTCCTGATGCAATCGTTGCAGATACTAAGGCGGGAACCAATTGGTCGTTTTATTCTTCACAAATTTACGCAATTAGCACACGATTATGAAAAAGATAACAGCACAAATAGGAAAGGTATTCATACGAATACACGATGGTATGTTTTTCGGAAGCGAAATATATCTCGGATATGACTATTCAACAGGTCTTAAAAGAGATGATTTACCCCAATATTACGAAGAAATTGACGAACATGTAGAAGTAGATGCTTAATTTAAAATAAATAGATAAAAATGGAAAATAATTATGATAATAAACAAAACAAAACAACAATAAACAAATTTAGTATTCCCGAAATGTTCAGTGATTTGAGTAACAGAAAACAAAAATAACATACGATCGTTGCTAAATCGAATTAACAGTAGTATCTTTCCAAAGTCAAACGAGACAAATAAATCACTAAGATAGCTTAAATGGAATAGAGTGCTAGTCTTAAAAGACTGGAGATGGTAGTTCGAGCCTGCCTCAAGGTGCAAAAATACAACACGCACGAATCAATTAGATGTAGCTTAGGCAGAATAATTTCGTAGTTCTTTAAGTTGGTAGCAGATAAATGTGACTCTGCAAATTTTAAAAAGAGTTCTTTGAAAATACGGGGGTATATGATTTTGACAGCAGGTAGAAGCTGTATTGGAATAGCACGAGTTTGATAAGGTCTCGTTTCAAAAGATCACAAAATTAATTGACAACAAAATCAACCGCATGATTGATGAAGTACTAGTAATCAATTTTGCACAACGTGTAGCAATGAAAAATGCTGCATAATGTAGTCAGAAGTTTATTGAAGAGTTTGCTTGTTTAGATAAAATGAGATGGTGGAGCTGGAGGAAACTTCAGCCTAAAAGTTTGTTAGTTTGAAGCTTATAGATGCAAAATTAACTAATGTATTGATGTGAATTATCAATTAAAGCTATAATCAATTCCAATATAGATTCCTTGTTTGGACGAGGGTTTGACTCCCTCTACCTCCACAAAACTGCGGCTTTCCGCATATTATGAACATTTAAAAATCGAGTCATTATGACAAACATTCAACAAGGATTTAGCGATCTAGTTTTAGCTGGAGTAATCATTTTAGTTTTCTTTTTTGCGATTTTACTAACAAAAGTATTGTGGAAGATCATCGATCTGATCATTTACAAGATCAAAATCAATCTTGAGTTAAAGAAAGATCACTTGAGAAGTTTAGGATTAAAGAAATAATATATCGCGAGGGTGGAGCAATTGGTAGCTTACGAGACTCATAACCTTGAGACGCAGTTCGAATTTGACGCTCGCAACATAATAGCAGAAGTAGAAATTCAAAAGTGAACCAATCTAACCTTCGTTGGACAGAGGGAGACAAGGGTGAGGAAATCCACTAAACTGCTACTAACACATAAAATCGAATGAAAAGGTCAACTCTATTGTTAATCATCTACTTAGCACTCTCAAACTGTTCGATCAGTATTGAGAGCAAGTCGAAACAAACCTCTGAAAAGAAGGTTTGGTTGAGCAAAGGTGAACAGAGAACTGACTACAATTCATTCGAACAAACCCAAGCTATCACTGGTGGAGGACAATTAACCGTTAAGGGGAGAGAAGTTGATATCGTTCCGTTGTCCGTTGAAAGAGTGAAGCTAGTTAACAAGAAGCTATTCAATTTTAGACTCTGGCAATTAGCCTGGACATTCGGTATAGAAACACAAGTCCTCGTATGAGTCAGAAATCATACCGAATTGATATCAAAAAACAAAACTCACACATAACAAAGCTTCATTCGTACCCTTGCAATCATGGGAGAATGAAGCTTTCTTCTTGAAGTAATGTTAAAAAATATTAAAAGAAACATACTCTTGTTGCTTTATCGAAATGTAGGTCGTATCTTCGTAGCGTAATTAAAAACAGAAGATTATGAAATCAACATTGAAACATAGAGATGTAGTTGTAGTAGAATTACCAAATATCACTCCTTTCAAAACAACTATCAGAGGATATCCATTTGAAGGATCAGAAGGTGAAATGGTTCGTATTAAAACAGGAGATCAATTAGTTGATGTTGAGTGTGTTACTAAAGTAGCACCAGGAATAAAGGAGTGGAAAGGTCAAAAATTAATAGCATGGTGAAAGAAATAGAACTTAGAGACTATCAAAAATCCGACATAGAAAGAATCGAATCAGCTTGGACTGAATACAACTCAATCCTCTACCAACTTCCAACTGGTGGAGGAAAGTCTGTGATCATATCTAAGATAATCAGTAATCACAAAATAGAGAAGATCATAATTTTTGCTCACAAACGTAGACTGCTCAAACAACTCAAAGAACATCTCTCAAACGTAGGAATCAAAGCTGGATTACTCATAGCTAACATCGCTGAGAATATGGATAGTAATATTGTAATTGTTTCAATTCGTACAGCAGTTAAAGATGCACGACTAGATAAGTTGCTTGAGAGAGATTGGGATATGGTAGTGATTGACGAAGCTCGTCACTCAAGAACCAATTCTTATGACAAAGTTCTTAAAGCAATAGAAGCTAACAATCTAAATATCAAGAAATTAGGGGTAGATGCAACTCCTTTCCGCAAAGACAAAAAGAGATTAGATGAGCATTTCGAATGTATGGTGTGTAGCACTGAAACTACTGCTTCACTTATCGAGAAAGGTTATCTTGCTAAATATAAAACATATGTCGCTCCGATTGGAGAGATCGAAAAAGAAGTTGATGAGGTAGCTAACGACTTTCAACAACAACAACTCTCTCACTACATGAGAAACCCCGAATATCTTCATTATGTAGTAGAAATGTACAAGCAGTATGGAGACAATCATCAAGCAATCGTTTTTGCTGTCGATAAAGAGCATGCTCGTAGTTTAAAGAAAACGTTTGTAGAACAGAAGATAAAAGGTGTAGAACAGATTGATTCATCCTTATCTGTAGATGAAGTTGAGAGTATAGTCAAATCTTATGAAGAAAAAGAAACACAGATCCTCATAAACGTTGAGATGTTGACTGAAGGAGTCGATCTACCTGATACTGGAGTAATCGTTGGAGCTCGTCCAACCAAATCACTTACTCTCTATCTACAAATGGTTGGTAGAGGAACAAGACTAAAAGGAGATGGTTCTCACCTTATAGTACTTGACTGTTGCGGTTGGACTGAAGCATTTGGTCAATTAAGTAGCCCAAAACACTGGTCACTCAATCCTGAGATCGATCCAAATAATCCTCGATTGAATAATAGAGTAGTTGGGAAAAGAGAAAACGGTACGATCGAAGAAGATCTGTCTGATTTCATTGGTGAGGTAATTGAACTCACTCCTGAAGAATATCTCAACAGTGTGCAGAATGGTCTTGAAAAAGCAACCAAACTGAACGAGAAGATCGATTTCAACAAACTCGCTTTATTTGAAAAAATATATGAATTGTGGAGTAATTCTGTAAAGAGTAAGTTGAGTGAGTGTTGTTACATAGTTGAAGCTCGAGATAGAGATATGACTCAACAAATAACTATATTTGATATTCGCAAAAAAGAATCAAAAGAGAGTGATTGGCAAAGATTCAGAGTAATTATCAAATTCTCACTTGAAAGAAGGCTATATGCAGCGTTCGAAGGACCAAACACGCAACCTGGCGAAGAAGGTAGAATCGTTGAAATGATGAGAATGTCACAAGTGTTTGCTGAGCTCAACAATATGTTTTTCACTCAGTCAAAAATAGAAATACAGACATTGGAGCTATATGAACAGATTCTCGATCTCGAGAAGACGAAAATAGATCTGAAAGCAATTCAAAACAAAGCAACAGAATTTAACGAAGAACAGTGGAGAAAAAGTGTAGAAGATCACTTTGTAGCGAACGATGGATTGTTTACGTTAGAGAGAGAGCAACGAAGAGATAGTTGGTTCAAAGGTTATAGTAGCGATCGATTCTCAAACATTAAAATACTCGGATCAACTCTTAATTCATACAGCAACACACTTGAGATCTCAATGATAAATGGATGGAGAAGAGAAGAAGTTAAAACAGAAATCAAAAGCTACATCAAAGCTGAAAAGATATATGAAATCTTAAAAGCAGGCAAGTGGAACGAAATAATTGAAAAATAAAACATACTTTTGTTGTTTAATTGAAATATTCAATAGACCTTTACGGAAAATTTAAAAAGATCGAATTATGGATAATCCAAGATTAAAACCAGAAGAACAAGACATCAATCTTATTGGTGTGAAATTTCGAGTTGAAGGTTATGTGTGGGTAGTGAAAACCTCAGGAATCAAAGATCGTTGGGGTTGTGAAAGCACAAGAACATCAGCTTTCTCAACTTTCGATACAGAAGAAATTCAGAAAAATCGTTTATAATGGAAGCAAAGCAAAACGCAATCATATCTCGCATCAAGAAACTGATGCGACATGCAGAGTCAGCCAAACAACTTGGATCTCTCGAAGAAGCAGAAACCTTCTCAGCAAAAGTCGAGGAATTGATGATCGAGTACAATATAGAGCTCAGTCAAGTCAAACTCGAAGAGAACGAAGGAGAATTCGATAAATGGATGTATAGTGAAAAAGTGTCGTATAAAGATAATCAAGCTGGACAGAGATGGAGACTCCACTTAGTTGAAGTACTATGTGAACACAATTTCTGTAGCTATATTTGGAACTCATATTCAAAAACCTTTGAAGTGTACGGTAGAATGGAGAACGTAGATACAGTAGTTTGGATGTATAATTTTCTTTCTATTGGACTACTCAGACTTGCTCAAGAAGCTCATGTTGATCGAGGTTGGGAGAGTAAGTTAATCTACGGTGAACGTCGCTACGCTTTTTTGAAAGATTGGTTGATTGGAGCAACAGTAGGATTAGATAGGAAATTTCAAAGACAAAGAGAGGAATCGGCTCATGCTGATCAGATCGGAGGATTGGTGTTATTCAATAAAGAAGCTTTAGCTAAGTTTTTAAAGACGCAAGATCCAAAAGTCAAAACAGTAAAAATGAAACCAGTATATGTTGGACCAGCCTATGAAAATGGAATCAAAGCTGGTGAAAACTACAGTATTAATCCACCTCTGAAACACAAAGAGGTTAAACAGATTGGACAATGGAAACGTTAAAAGTTAAATTCAAAGCCATTGGATTAAGAGGTGAGTCAGTAAGATTCACTCAAAAGATCCAATGTCCAGATTTTGAAGAGTATGAAAGCGATATTGGTCAATTTGTTGATAGTAAATTGATTCGAGATGGAATTATCAACTCAAAGATCACTATTGAAGAACAACAAGAAGAGTGGTTATCTGATTTCAACAAATGGGATATAATGATTGATAAGGATATTCAATCAATCATTAATTAGACCATCGTCAGAAAGAAGGAGAAAGTGAATTATGAAGAAATCAAATTTGAAGCTTTAAAAGTAAAGTTATTAGAAATTTGGCCAAATCAACCTGATAGAGTAGCAGATTTTCTCAGTATTTATCAAGAGATGTTTCCAAAAATAAAAAGATTCTCTTTGATCAAAAGATTCGAGATTGTTTTACAATCGTATGTGGTTGCTGTGAAAGCTACAACGACATTCGCTGAGAGAATTACAGCAACCTTGAGAGGAGAAGGTTTAACAGAAGAGCAACAACAGAGAAGGCGAGAAATATTGCCACAATGGAAGAAAAGCTAATCAATAGGTACCAAAAGCAACAGAAGTATGTAAAGAGATAGTATCTTTACTGTCTCAAAAATAAAACAACAATGGCAAAATTAGTATTAAGTAAAAACGAACATACTGTAGAAACTCTTCTTCAGCATGTTAAAAAACAACACAATCAGAAGATGAATGGATCTCCATTTAGCAAATCTGATATTCATGACTGGGCAAACAAAGGACGAATTCCAAAAGCTTATGGTGGACAGTTCTTAAAAATTCAAAAGATCGGACCATTGAAAGTGTTAGAGCTTTCAGTTACACCTTTCATCAACAACGATGAGACAGTATTAAAAATCGAAAAAGAAAAATAAATAGTGGCCGGATACAATAACAGTAAACCTCAAGAACCAAACTCATTCGTGGTATTTGACTTCGAGACTGGAGGATTAGATTCAAATAAGAATCCAGCAACAGAGATCGCATTAATCGCCATAAAAGGTGACGCTTCGCTAGATGAGATTGGACGTTATCAAGAACTCATTAAACCGTATGACTATGATCTTCAATATGAAGAGAAGGCTGCGAAAGTCTCAGGGATCACTTTTGAGCTAGTAGAGGACGAAGGTAAAGAGTTGTTCGAGGTAGTTGATAAAATAGTTGAACTGCTGAGATTAGCAAACGCTACCAACGCTCGAAATAGTCCAGGATTACGTCCAGTATTAGTTGGTCACAATGTAGGATTCGATATCAACTTCCTTCACTCCATCTTTGATTATCGCTTCAAAAACGAAAAGAAAACAAACGGACAAGATCAACTTGAATCACTGCTACACGGTCGAAGAGATCACTTTGGTAATTTCAGTCCATCATCTATCGATACTTGGTCCTTAGGTAAGATGTGGTTCGGAGGAGATCAAGAGCTACCAAATTTCCAACTTGGAACCTTAGTAGAGAAAGCTGGTGTAGAACTAAGTGACGCTCACAGAGCGATGAATGACGTTATCGCCACTACAGATCTATTGAGAACAGTAATAAGAAACTTGAGAAGCGGATATGGTCTTGGAGAAGGGTCAAACAGCTTCCGAGCAAAAAGAGAGGGATTTCAATTTCCAATTTAATAAAATGAAGATTGCTAAAATATTCAGCGACGGGGCTGCAAACAATCATCTTGGAAAACCATCGATGGGATATGGAGTAGCTGTCTTTTTAGAAGGAGTCTATACTGAAGAATTATGTCGAGCAGTTCATGTCGCTGCAGAGTCAAGAGAAGAGAAATTAACAAGTAACGTCGCTGAATGGTACGCTTGCATTGAAGCTATGAAAGTAGCAGTAGGATTACGACAAGATGGTTACACAGTATTTGCTTATTCAGACTCTCAAGTGATTGTAAACCAATTTAACGGCGATTTCTACATTAATAAACCAGAATTCAGAGAAGCATTCACAACAGCTCATCACTATGCTCAGAAGGCAGGAGTATCGAAAATTAAATGGATTCCTCGAGAAGAGAATCAAGAAGCTGACGATCTTTCCAAACTTGGACTATACGGTGAAGATTGGAGAAACAGAAAGAAGAATAAAAGAAAAGCAAAGATTGACCTTCAAAACACAGACGACTGTTGCTTAGTAAAAGTTTAAAGTCTACTTTTCCAATCCAAAGTTAAAAGAAACATGATTTAAAACAACATCAGTAATTCAAAATCAATCAAAGTATGAAAAAGAATTGGTAATTAGTGAATGATTTTCAGAACGGTCGGACCAGTAATCGAAAGATTTATCCGACCGTAATTTTAAATTCAAATCAATAAATTGCAAAATGGCAGATCAAGAAATTCCAAACCTCACAGACGAGGAAGTAGTAAAAGCTTACATAAGCAATCCCAAGAACAAAGAGATGCATATAGCGATGGCTTATACTCTTAAAGAAGCTTTCAAAGATAAATGGTTTCGAGTAAAAGAAATCAATCAAAAGACAGGAGTTAAGAGTTCTCAAGAAGCAGCTCGAATGATGGTTGGACTTCAATTATTTGGATTATGTACATCAAGAGAATACAAAGGAGAAGCTCAATTCAAAATCACTCTCACTATTGAGGAAAAATTGAAGGTCCTGGAGGGATACAAGCAAAATCACATCAAACAGATTGAGTTACTTGATCAAGAGATCGAAAAATTGAAATCGGAAGTAGAAATCGAAAAATAATTTCTTACCTTTACGAAAATTTATCGACTTTGGCAAAGCAATCATCAACCCTAGACAGTGTACTTCTACAAGAACAAAAGCTTCAAATCGAGAAGACTTTAGCTCTTGAAAAAGCGTTCAAATCAAACGATGTGAACGAAATAATGAAGGCTCAACAATATCTTAAAGGAATAGAGAAGAGAGAGGATATCGATTTCAAATCGATTATCGTCGATCCTCTCGACATGACCACTGCTTTAGGATATAAGCAAAAGCCATATAATCTTAGCTTTGATGTGTTAAGAGGAATGGGAAGAACTCCAATTGTGAAGGCGATAGTTGAGACCAGAAAAGAACAAATAATGTCTTTCTGTGAGCCTCAATCAAACAAATATGCTACTGGATTCGTTATCTCAAAAAAGAAAGGATATAGAGTTCAACAAGATCAAGAAGTCAAACTGACTAAAGCTGAAGAAGCTAAAGTTGACGAGCTCTACTCATTTATAATGAATTGTGGAGCGACTGGGAACTACTGGTCACAAGATTCATTCGATGTTTGGGTAAATAAGATCATGGGAGACTCACTTATCCTTGACCAAACCACATCGGAGATTATTCGCAACAGACGTGGAGTTCCAGTGAATTTCTTTGCAACAGATGGAGCTACTTATCGCATTGCTGATTCTTACGAACAAGATGATTATACAAAGGGAGAAAAAGAAATCTCAGGCTACACTCCATCATACGTTCAAATCTACCAAAGCAAAGTTTTAGCAGAATTCTATCCTTGGGAACTTATGTTTGGAGTTCGCAATCCTCAAACCGACATTCGATTAAATGGATACGGTAAGAGTGAACTTGAAGATATGATTCAGACTGTTACTGCACTCTTAAACGCTGATTTCTACAACGCAAACTTCTTTAAAGTAGGATCCGCTCCAAAAGGAATACTTCGTTATTCTGGCAATATAAATCCGAATACAGTCGAAGACTTCAAGCGTCAATGGGTAGCTCAAGTAGCTGGTGTACAGAATATGCACAAAATTCCGATGATCAACGCAGATAAGTTGGATTTCATCAATACTCAACAATCAAATAAAGATATGGAGTGGTCTAGATATCAAGAGTTCTTGATAAAGATTACTTGCGCCATGTACAAGATTGATCCATCAGAGATTGGTTTTCCAATGTCAGGATCAGCAGAGTCACACCCAATGTTTGAAGGCAACAATGAAGCTCGACTACAGTATTCAAAGGACAAAGGATTAAAACCTCTTCTGAAGAGATTACAATTTTGGATTAATAAATATCTAATTTCTCAAATAGATCCTGCTTATGAATTCAGATTTGTTGGTATAGAAGGAGAGGTAGATGCTAACACAGAGCTCGATAACGATATTAAAGGACTACAGAACTTTTCTACATTGAATGAGATTCGTGCAAAACGAAACTTACCGTTGCTTCCAAATGGAGATGTACCATTAAATCCAATGTATATTCAACTTATGATGTCATCTATGGAAGGTGGAGAAGAAGGAGGAGGTCAACAACAGGAAGAAGATACTCAGAAAGCTGAAGAAAATAATCCGATAATGAAAGCTTTAGAGAACGATTTAGAAAAACTTTTATGTGAATAATTATGGAAACAGCAAAATCAAAATTTGGAACATTAAAAACATTTGACTTCTGGAAAGGACTAATCGTTGCTATTTTAACAGCAGGCATCACTTCTTTAGAAAGCGTTATTAGTTCAGCGACAGACTTTGTTTCTTTCAATTGGCAAGGTGTTGTATTAGCTGCAGCAGGAGCATTCGTTGCTTATATTATTAAACAATTCATTACGAATTCAGACGGACAGATTCTTAAAAAAGAAAATTGATCATGGGAAAAATAAAAGAATTTTTGAGTAAGAATTGGTTTCCAGTCATTTTAGTTAGTATATTAGTTTCTCTCGCCTTGTTCAATGCAATAGACAATCATCGATCAAACAAAGCAAAACAACTTGTAGAACAAACGCAAATCGATCAATGGTGGCATCATTATAAAGATTCTATCGATTTATCTTATTTGAAGATAGATAATATAAAAATTGATAGCATAAAGAGAGTAGATTCGATCAAAACTGAATTTCATAAGAAAAGAGCCGACGGTCTTCAGGTAGTAGTTAATAGACAAGACAAAACAATCAAAAAACTACAAGGAGAAGCGAATAATGCTGTAAGTGACTATCAAAGCGATACTACAGTTCATTCTGAGAAATGTGATTCTGCTATCTCAAAACTACAACAAGTTAACGATTCACTCTACACTCAGACAGACTCTTTGAAAACAGAATGCAAAGATTTGAATCAAGAGGCAGAAGGATACAGTAGACAATTATATGAGTCTAATCTTCAACTCATGAATAAGCAAAAAGAAATCTTTATAAAAGATGACGCTATATTAGAGAGCGAGAGGATTAGTAAGCAGCTTAGAGATCAAATTAAAAAAGATAATAATTGGTGGCGTCGAAATGAGAAATGGCTCTATTTGGGTGCTGGAGTGGTAGCAACTGGATTAATTCTCAAATAATGCTTAACAAAGATGGCGACATAGTAGTTGGTAAATTTTTAGCGACACCTCAGAAGAATGGCACATTTCTCTATAAAGCGAATAATGTACCTACTTCTTTCTCAGTAGTTAAACCAATTCATAAAGAGAAACCTCAATATCCCTTAATAGAGCAATACGAAAACGTTGCAAAAGAGAGATATAAAGAGGAGCTTTCCACTACAGTTTTAGATATAGTAAAATTCCTCAAAACAATATAATTTATGCCTAACTTCGAAGAAATTCAAAAAGCTAGAATACTCAATTCTTTCAATATTGACGAGGGATTAAGTGAACTCACCAAAGCCGAAATTCTTGATATTGAAAAAGGAGGGAAGCGTGCATTAATCGGGGAGAAACGTACCTTTGCAGGAAGGGAATACATCAAAACTACAGACGGTTGGAAGTTTCATGGGAAAGGAACTGGAGCTAAAGCACAATCTCACATTGCTGGCGCATTAGAGCATCATGTTGGAGAGAAGAAAGAGAGTGAAGAAGTTGGTTCTACACAAGCGGATTATGGTACATATTTAGATAGATCTAAAGTAACGAAAGAGGATGTTGAGAAATTCGATAACTCTTTGTCAGAAGAAGATCGAAATCTTATTGAAGTAGCTATGAAGGATTATCGAACTCAAGGAGGAGTTTTCCATTCTCCTGGAGACATATTAGCTTTTAAAAAGAAAACTTTACAAAAAGAATCTACATCTACTCACAAAGATGAAGATTCAAAGGAATCTCACGAAAAGAGAGGTTTTAAAGAAGAGTCGGGAGATGAAGATATAACTAGTAAAAGTGAAATTGTTACCGATTCTTCTGAAAAACAACGACTCAGAAACGGGATAAGAGAGGGTGAAATGATTCTTCAATCTAAGAGATCAGCTACCGGAAGAAAAATGCATGAAGATGAATTAGGTGCAGTTAGAAGATCTGTTGAAAACTCAAAAAAGAAGTTAGGTGAAAAATAAAGAAGAATAAACAATCGCAACAAACAAATCGAAAAACTTAATCTTCAATTATTGAAATAATGGTAAAGAAAGTGTCGAGTTGGTTTGGTGAAAACCAAATAATAGTCGGATCAATAATCACTTTATTGATATATGGGATCGGTCTTTACATTGCAGTAAGCGATAAAGTTTCAGCAAACACAACCAAAGACGCTGTCTATCAAGAAAAAGTTGATCAGCACGATAAACGAATCAACAGTATCGAAGCTACACTCAAAGATATCAATGACGCTGTTAATCGTATCGATAAGAATGTAGTTGAGATTAAGACAGAGGTAAAGTATAAAAAGGATAAAGGAGATAAATAATGAGGTTAATCAAAGATTTTCAAACGAAATACGGATTAGTCCCTGACGGACAAATTGGTAAGAAAACTCTTTTGAAAATCAAAGAGGTTCTGTTAATTCCAACCATCGAAGCATTATCTCATTATATGGGACAATGTGATCATGAAAGTATGACTTTCACTCAGTTAGTAGAGAATCTTAATTATTCATCTCAAGGATTACTTGGAACCTTTGGTAAGTATTTCGACGATAAAACAGCTCCACTCTATCAACGCAATCCTGAAAAGATAGCAAATAGAGTTTACGCTAATCGAATGGGGAACGGTAACGAAATGAGCGGAGACGGATGGAGACATCGAGGTTTTGGTCCGATTCAATTAACTGGAAAAACAAATCAAGATGCGTTTGCAAAAAAGATTAGCGATCCACTTATAGTTGATAATCCCTCTTTAATTGCAGCCAAATATGCTTTTGAATCAGCTAAATTTTTCTTTGATGATAGGAGTTTATGGAGTTATTGTAAAAAAGTAGATGTTGCTTCGATCACTAAAGTATCTAAACTAATCAATCAAGGGAATTTGAAAGCAAAAGGAGATCCAAATGGACTTCAAGAACGTATTGAGAAAACAAATCATTATTATAAAATTCTAACAACATAACGAATATGAAATCATTAATTTTTACAAACGGAGCAAACATTCGTGTTGAATATGTAGTTGATCAATTAGGAACCAACACAGGCAACATCACAGTAATGGAAATCAAAGGTTTGGATACAGCAGAAGAAGCTTTATTCCAGGGTTTTCAAAAACTTCCAACAAATCTTGCAGCCTTCAAAGCGTTCGCTACAGCGAATCACATGCAACTGACAGAAGCTGATCAAGATGCTTCAACATCGTTGATTAATGCTACCACAACGACAACCACTGCAGCTCCAACTACTACGACCACGACTGCCGCTCCTACAACTACTACAACAACTACTGCCGGATAATAAATGTTTCAGCTCACGCCAGAAAATACGAACGAACTCCTTAACATCATTGATCGCAATCAATGCGTAATGGTAGCTAAGGAATTTGGACCCAACTTTTTAACGGAGTATGATAAATCACTTCTAAGCGATTATGGAGTGAAAGTAGATGAATTATACCAATTAGAGAACGATACTGTATTCTCGAGCTTCCATTTCGGCTTATTAAGCGATTCATTGGAAGCGATAAGATCTGTTAGCAAAGTAACATATGACGATCTTAAAGAATACATCAAAGGTGGAAATTATATTCCACTAACTGAACAAGAGAAAGCGACCATTAATCACATCAAAACTCAAAACCTAAGTTCATTGAAAGGGTTAGGGGGGAAGATTTTCCAAGATGTGAATGGGATACTCGACGACAACTCAAGAACAGCTCAAGAAGAATTCTTGAAGAGAGAAGTAGTTGAAGGAACACTGAAGAAACAAACAATTCGACAAATTGCTAATGAGATAGCAAGTAAAACAGGAGACTGGAGTCGAAATTTTGATCGTATAGTTGAATATATGTCACAATCAGCATTTGAGAGTGGTAAAGCTGCAGCGATTGAAAGACAAGTAAGTGGTGATCCTCTTGTATTTAAGCGAGTTTTCAATGGTGCTTGTAAAAATTGTATCAGACTATACCTTACAAAAGGATTAGGTAGTGAGCCGAGAATCTTCAAGTTAAGTGAACTAAAAGCGAACGGAGATAATATCGGAAGAAAAACTGCAGATTGGAAGGCTACTCTAGGAAGTTTGCACCCATTTTGCAGATGTTCACTTCACCACAAAACTCCAGGATACGCTTTTGATCCAAAAACGAACAACTTCAGTATCTACGATGAAAAAGAAAGACCGCAACTTAAAAGAGCTCGTGAAAAAATAAAAGCGATAATAGGTGGAGTTGAGGTCTGGGTATAATTAATTGAACTATCTTTAGAAAATGAAGCTAATCATATTCACAAGACAAGATAATATTGAAGTCAAATTTAAAACCTCTATTAAAGATGTTAATAATTTGGATGAGAATTTTGTGATTAGTGATATCAAACTCAACACATATCTTGAACAAAGTCTTTTTTATAGTTTCGATAAGAAACAGTGGACTTTGAATGAGATGTTGTTTTTCGCAGCAAACAATTTAATGTTAGTTGAGATTTATGATGAAATAGGAATAACTTTATTAAAAACGTATGATTGTACTTCAGGAACAGTACCCACAACAACTACCACTACTACAATTTCTACAACTACAACAACCACAGTATAATGTTTCAAAAAACACTAGATAGAATCGGACAACTTCTTGCTTTAAAGAAGAATAAAACTCACTACTCTGATTGTGTGATTAGAGATGAGAAAGGTAGAATTTGTTTACTTCATCGATCATATCAAGCTGATTTTGAACCAGGTAAATGGTGTTTACCTGGAGGACATATCGAAGAAGGGGAAGAACCAATAGTTGCAGCAGCTCGCGAACTTGAAGAAGAAACTGGTTATAAAGACATACCATTGTCTTATATTGACAAGATTGATCGTAAAGATAGTGTTAGTCTGTACTACGAAGGATTCGTTTGGAGTGGAACAGCAGTTCTTCTTGATAACGACGAGCATTATCGAATTCAATGGGTTAGATCAGAAGATCTCGATGATTATGAACTATTATGTGATCTCAAAGATATACTCGCAAAATTACCGTTGTCTCCAGTTCCTACACTTCCAGAAGTAGCTCCGGCAGGAGAAGATTTATATACTTCGTGGCAAAACAACTTCGCATCATTTGATGAAGGCAAAATCAACGAAGCAACATTCTTTAAAACTATTGAAATCCACAAAGCTGTCGCTGCTTACGAATTAGTAACCAGAGCTTTTGATAATGACGAAATCACGCCGGAAGAATTCAGTAGAGTTCATAGAGTCGAAAAAGCAGAAGGATTCGATCAAGCTCTTGAGCTTGCAAAAGAAACTGACACTGAAGTGTTGGAGGATATCGTGAAGGGTGGAAGAAAAGCTATGATCGGCGAAAAGAGAACTTTTGGTGGCAGAGAATATATTAAGACAGTCGATGGTTGGAAGTTTCATGGGAAAGGAACTGGCTCAAAAGCTCAAGAGCATGTAAAGAACAGCTCTGAGAAGAAAGAAGATAATTCTGATATTCAAGATAAATTGGATTATTTTAAAGAACTTTCACCAGAAGAGCAAACTCAATATCATAAAACTCTTACTGAAAAATGGATTCCTGAAACAGAAGAGAGTCTTAAAAATGCTTCAGGAGCTTCGAAAGAAATCTACGAAAAACAAAGCAAATTTGAGCAACAACTTCTCTTATCGATTGAAAAAATTATAAAAGATGATAAAGTTGAAAAAATGGACACAGGATCTGTTCCTGGAGCTGAGACAGTAACTGAAAACGGAAAGTTAGTAAAAAGCGAAGATAAAGAAATAACTAAAGCAGATCATACAAAATGGCTATAATATCAAATAAGGCGATCGAGTTACTCAACTACAGAATAGCTCAAGAAGAAGCAAGCTCACGACTATACAAGTCAATGGCAGTATGGTTAGATTACAACGGTTACTCAGGAGCAGCTTCTTTATGGCAGAAATACTCCGATGAAGAATTAGTTCATGCAGGATTCTCCTACGACTATCTACTCGATTTGAACATCAAACCTACAGTACCGGTAATCGAGAAACCAACTGGAGAATTCAGAGATTTGCCCCAGATCATAGCTGCCTCTTTTCAGCACGAAGTTGAAATTACAAATCAATGTAAAGTTTTAGCGAAGAGTGTAGCAGATGAAGACGATTACATGACACTAACCTTAGCTCAGAAATACCTTTCAGAACAGGTGGATGAGCTCAAAAAAACGCAATTCTTAGTAGACCAACTCAACATCTTTGGAACAGATAAAATCGCTCTACAATTACTCGATACTAAATTAGGAGAGCTATAACATGAACACAACAAGCAACAAATTTAATTTCTTCGTACCGTTAAGCTTTGAAAAAGGAACAGACGGTAAGGGAGCGTCAGTTGTAAAGATAAAAGGTGTTGCTTCTTCAGAAGCGGAAGACTCTGATGGAGAGACATTAATTCCAGCAGGATTTGATTTTGGACCACTACTGAAGACAGGATTCTTAAATTGGAATCATCAAGCGGGAAAATCAGCGAAAGCAATTTGTGGAGAACCAACAAGCGCTAAAATCATCAACAACGGAAAAGATTTCTACATTGAAGGATTTCTCTATCCAAACGCTCAAGGTAAAGAGGTAGCAGATTTAGCAGAGACTCTTGAGATGTATTCTCCAAACAGACGTCTTGGATTCTCTATCGAAGGACAAGCAACTGAAAAAGATCCAATGAATGAAAAAAGGATTACTAAAGCTCGCATCACTGGAGTAGCAATTACACAGAGTCCAAAAAATCCAAACACACTCATGTCAATCATCAAAGGAGAAACAGATGATCTCTATATTGAAGATGAAGAGTTAACTGACGAAGAAAAGAAAAAACAAGAAGAAGAAAAAAAGAAAAAAGAAGGTACGACTGAGAAGGCCATGGATACTGAGGCGATGACCCCAGCTATGCCTGAGTCAGTCGAACATAAAGAAAAGCCCACTGTTGGGTTATCGTTAAACAAAAGTGAAGTTTACATTCAAATCTACGATCGGTATACAACTGACGTAATCAAAGCAAAAGAAATTTTCAATTTTATATCAAACGTCAACGAAAAACTTTTCAATATGACAAAAGGTGAAAAAATAACTGAAGAAACTCTTCAGAAATCTTTCGAGATTCTCGATGGACTTGTAAAAGGTAAAGAAGACACAGAAGAAGGTGTTAACAAGATCAAAGAAAAAGAAGAGGAAGAAGATGAAGAAAAAACTGAACCTGCAACTTCTGGTAAAGAAGTAGCTGAAGAAGAAACTGAAGAAGTAAAAAAAGCGAAAGCTTGCACCTCAATGGCGAAAAGTTTATTGTCTACCGGTATGGCTCAAGGCGACGTTGTGAAAGCAATGACTGCTGTAGGAGTGGATCTAACAATGGCAGAAACATCTTGTCAAGCTTGTATTTCTCAAGCAGAAGCTTTGAAAGAAAACGGTGGAACTATAACAACTGAAACAGCTCCTATCGTTAAGGGAGAAGAGTCAGTTATTTTAGAATCAACTCCAGATCCAGTTCTTGACCTTGTAAAAGGTTTACAAAACGGTTTAGGAGAAGGATTCAAAGCTATTGGCGTAATTCTGAAATCAGTAGTTGATGAAAGAAACGATTTGAAAGAAACTCTCAACACTCTTCAAAAAGGTTTCGATGATCTTTCAGATGACTTCGAAAAACTTGCAGAAACTCCAGCAGCTCCAAAATCAAAACGTACAGTCAAGTCAATCGAACGTTTTGAAAAAGGAGAAGAAGAAGGCAACGAAGATATGTATTGTATTAATAACGCAGCAGACGTAAAACGTTTAGGTGACCGTATCATGGGTCATGTCGAAATTTTGAAATCAAAAGGACAAGAAGATTTACAACTTGAAAAAGCAATAGCTGATCTTGAGATCAGTAAATCAACCGACTATACAGCAATAGCTCCTAAATTAAGAGCATTGAACATCACATTAGTGAAGTAATCAAATCGTGAATCGCATTTAGAGATCGTTAATCGCAAAATTACAAACAAAAATACAATCATGGTAGGATTAAATGACTATGTTGATGGTTTTGGTGGAACCGAGCAAGAAGGTCAATTAGAGTTGCAAAAAGCAATGTCTGCAGGCCAAATTACCGGTAGAGAAACCACAGGTTTATCATTAACTCAAGAACCTCTGAAAGCAGAGTCTCTTGAAAAAACACTGAAATTACTTGAATTTCGGACAACGGATATCAAATTATTCAACGCTATTCCTAAGCTAACAGCTTATAACACTGTTGAAGAATTCTTGCAATTATCAAGTTACGGTTCTCAACGCGGAGGTTTCTATAATGAAGGCGAACTTTCAGATGTAGAAGATTCTAAATATATCCGTCGGTCTGAGTTGATAAAATACATGCAGGTTACCGGTGAAGTAACAATGCAGGCTCAAATGGTACGTTCGTACGTTGATGCAATGCGTAAGGAAGTTGAAAACAAAATGATGTGGATCATGCGTTTAGCCAACACAACTTTGACAAAAGGTGACGCTGACATTATTCCTCAGGAATTCAACTCTATCTACAAACAACACGCAAGTATTGGCGCAACACAAGATTTCTTGTATCCAACTTTCGAAGCTTACTACAACAGTGGTACAGTAGTTGATTTACGCGGAAAGAGTTTGAAACAATCTGATGTTGAAAATGGCGCTATCAAAGTAGATGAAAACTACGGTACAATCTCTCACTTGGCTGCTCCAACAACTGTTCTTTCAGCTTTAGCTCAAGACTATTTCGAAACTCAACGCATCATCCAAAACGGTACTGGATTTGAAGGTAAAATTGGAGTTGTTCCAAAAGTGATCTCAACAACTATGGGAGACGCAGCTTTGATGGGTGACAAATTTATGAAGGCAGATCCTTCAAAAAATTCAGCTACTCCTTCAACTTCTACGAAAGCTCCTTCTGCTCCAACGATCTCTACAGTTGCAACTGCTGCTGACGCGTTATCGAAATATGTAACCGGTGAATTGGGTGACTGTTTCTATGCAGTATCTGCAATCAATCGTTACGGTGAATCAAACTTAGCTATCCACGCTACTCCAATCACATTGGCTGCTGGTTATTCTGTGGATTTGACTTTTGTTGCTGGTGCTGGATCAAACGTAACTAACGGTTATGTGATCTTCCGCACGAAAATCACTACTGCTACTACTCCTGCAGGTTTAGAATTTTATCCTATCTTCCGAGTTGGCTCTGCAAATCTTTCTGCAGGATTCAATAACGGAGCTCCCGGTACAATTCGCGACGCTGGATATTTCTTACCAAACACTGAACAAGCATTCTTGACTCAGATTGATGAAGAAGTTGTAGCATTCAAACAATTGGCTCCAATCTCGAAATTGGACTTAGCTGTATTGTCTATGAGCCGCAGATTTATTACATTTTTATTCGGAACGACCCAGGTGTATGCGCCAAAAAAGATCATACGTTACATCAACGTAGGGAAAACTTTAACAGCTTAATTGTTGTTTAAATATATAATTAAGAAGCGTCGCCTATATTGTGCGACGCTTCTTTTGCTTTAAGGAAATAGTTTACTGATATTTACGCAAATTATAAACATTTTAAAGATGGTATTATTAAAAACAACACTGCAACACAAATGGGGTAGAAACGCCTGCCTTCCAATCATTGGAGATGTAACTATCTCAGAAGAAGGAACTATCGAAGTAGAATCTGAAGAGATTGCTCAACAGATTGAAGATCTTGAAATTGGTTTCAGTATAGCTGAAGAGGTAGAAATAACTACTACCACAACCGAAGCGACAACAACAACTACCACTACCGAGTTGATCGTAGAGAAAGTTGAAAAAGACGAACTCAATCCTGAAAGCGAAACCGAACTTCATAAAGAAAGTCAAGGCGACGAAACCGATCTAATCTCTCAACTTGAAAAAGAAATCTTCTTTGCTTCGCTTGAAGAAAAGAAGCTTGAAGAATTGAAAGAGTTAGCAAAAGACTTTCCTGGTAAAGAATGGAGAGCTTTGAAAAAAGAAGATTTGATCATTTATTTGAAAGAAAAATTAGCTTAATACAACATGCCTCAAATAAACTTTAGTATAATAATTAATAAGAGCACTCGACAGATTTTATCTGTTGAAGAGTTCAAACAGAAGTATTTGTTTGGTCTACCCCTTGAAAAAGATGGAGTACTCATACCAGCAGAGATCTATGAGCACTATCTAAGTGCAGCTAAGGAACAAGTTGAGGATTTATTGAATTTAAGACTAAACAGAGAAATTATCAGAGAGCAAAAAGACTTCTTCTACGACGATTGGGTACATTGGAGTTACACGAAAGCGACTTATCCGGTAGTGTACCCAATTGCGTTGAAAGGTTATCTCGGCACAACTAAACAAGTTGATTATCCTCGTTCATGGTTACAAGCTCGCAAAACAAGCGATAATAAATTGTATAGTCGACTTCTTTACATGGTCCCAACTTACAATTCAGTCACAAGTCAGAACTCAATTATCTTCTCAGGAGTAATGCCTAATCTGAATTGGTTCGCTTCTTACGGAGCTAACGGTCAAATTCCATCGTATTGGAACCAAGAATACATCACAGGGTTCGATAAAATTCCATCAGACATTATTCATGTTATTGGAATGCTCGCTAGCATCTCTTTTTTGGCAGTTCTAAGTGATATGCTGATGGGAAATCGTCAAGCTGGGGAAACTGGCTCAGGAATAGGTTGGGGTTTAAATTCAAAGAGTATTTCGATAGACGGATTATCACAATCGTTGTCAAGTGGAGCGACAAGCGGTATCTTTAAGGCACGGATCCAACAATATCAACAAACTCTTGGAGATCTTAGAGGTCAAAAATCCGGAGAATTGCAACGATTGATCGATTATTATAACGGTATTTTAATGATTTGCGCATAATTATGAATGAATTTCAAAAAGCTCAGAGCGAGCGTATTTTAGGTTGTTACGGCGAAAGTTCGGAAACTCTTTTAGAAAAAGGTGGAGAAGGTGCTCGTGGCGGAAAGGTTATCGGTCACACAAAATCAGGTAAACCAGTATATGCAAATCTAAAAGCTGACCACGAGAATTATAAACATTTCACTTCAACAGATCATAAAGAAGCTGCAAGCCTTCACAATGACGCTAAGCAATTCCTTCACCCTCGTGAAAACGCAGGAGAGATGGATAAGCACCGTAGTGCATCAGAGAGTCACATTGAAACAAGTCATCGCCCCTACAAGAATCATTCAAAAGAAGAATTACACAAACTTGCAGATAAGAAAGCTGGAAGGGATCGTGCTGACGCAGTAGATGAATTAGCTAATCGCTACAGAGAGTCTCATCCAGGACAGACAGCTAACACATCGGCTTTAGATAGATCTGATCCCAAAACACATTAACCAATGCCACTTCAACCAACTAACCTTCCGCCTCCAAGAGCTGATCTCGACAAAGCTGAGTTCGAAAAGCTTATTGATCAAAAAGGTGGAGATGTGATCTTTGAAAAAGCACTTGAATGTCCTTGTAAATCAAAATCTACCAATCAACAAAGTGACTGTAAAAACTGCGGAGGAACTGGATGGGTATTCATTAATCCAGTACAGACACGAATGATCTTGACTGCAATCAATATCGTAACAGATTTCAAGGCATGGTCAGAGGAAATGAGAGGAACTGTCAACATTACTTGTAAAGCTGAAGAGCAACTTTCAGTGATGGATAAAATAACCGTTCTAAACGGAGAAGCTATTTTCAATGAAGTACTCTTTTTGAGAAAGAAGGGCGAAGAAGTTTTTTGCTACACTACGTACGCTGTAAAGGAGATTTTATATGTAGGCATGTTCGTAGCAACAGACGAACCATTACTAAGATTGATTGAGGGCGCTGATTTCACAATTGAAGGCAGCATTTTCAAATTAACAAATCTCGATCTTCTTGGAAGTGACTCAACTGGTGAGAATACATCTTTCACAATAAGATATAAACACGCTCCTGAGTTTCACGTAATTGAAATGCGGAGAGAAACAATGCAAACATTCGAGTGGCGAGGAACTGAAAGACTTCAAAGCATGCCAGTTTCAGCAATAGCTCGAAGAGCACATTATCAACTAAAAGCAAACAATCTCCTTGGAGATAGATTAATCGATAATTCATATATAGAATAATATGCTAAACGAAATCCAAAAAGCACAAAGTGCACGCATTCTTGCTACTTATGGCGAAACTTCAGAAAGTATTCTTGAAAAGAGTGGCGAAGGCTCCAAAGGTGGCAAAATCATAGGACATACTAAATCCGGGAAACCCATTTATGAACACTCGATACATACTTCAAAAGATTTTACTGCGGAAGATCACAGTGATGCAACGAGTGCTCATATGAAAGCTGCAAAATCAGCGAACGAAAAGAAGCAATTTCTTCACCCAAAAGAAAACGCAGGAGAGATGGAAAAATTGCGGAATCAATCTCAACATCATTCTTCAATGGCTGAGCTACATTCAAATGCAATAAATCAGAAATATGACGAAAAGAAAGACTAAATGATCGTACCAATTATCATAGATGGATCAGCTTTACAGCAACAGTTTGCTCTCAGTTCAGATCAAATTGAATCCATTTGCGATAATATAGCCAAAACCCTTGCAGTACGCTACGCACAACAACTAGAGCAAGAAGCAAATAACGCACTTCACTCCACTAGGCAACGCTATATTAAAAGTGTACACGTAGTTGATTCTGGAAGAGCGGAAAGTATGGTAGTTCTTGACTACTCAAAAGATAAGTTGATTCAAATGCTTGAAGAAGGTGCAAGTCCCTTCGACGAAAAAACAAAATTATTAGCAAGCACAAAAGCTAAGATTGGTAAAAATGGAGGAAGATATATAACTGTTCCAATGCGTTGGGGAACTCCTGGTATAGTAGGAGAGAGTGACGTATTCACAGGGATACTACCACAACAAGTTTACGATGTTGTAAAAGCAAAGTCTACAAATATTCCAGTAAGTGGAGGAGGTTCAAGAAGTGCTGGATTAAGCGCAGGAGAAATTCCTAGTCCGTTTAACGCGATAGGAAGCAGAGCTCCAATAGTAGATTCAGTAGGAAAAGTACTTTTCAACGAATACCAACACAAGACCTCAATTTATCAAGGAGTCTCAAAGAAAACAGATCTATCTACTGGACAAAATACATATAACTCATTCCGTAGAGTAAGTGAAAATAGCGATAAAGACGCTTTCATTCACCCAGGAATTGAGCAATACAACTTAATTCAGCGTGCTTTAGACAACTTCGATAGAGATAATATTGTATCAATAGCTATAGATCAAGAATTAATCAATTTAGGTTTTTAAAAATGCAGACATTAATCGTTCCAGAAACTATTATACTTGATTCTCTTGAAAAAGCGTTACAATTTGTTCGTACTGATTACGCAACGAATATAGCTGCAAATACAGAACAAGATTCATATCTTTATCGAATTCTTCAGGGAGTAGGAATAGAGCGATATACTTACTTCACTCAAGGAAAGAAAGTATTTCTTGCAGCAGAGGATGATCCTCGCTTATTGAATATTGATCTTGTTTACAACATGAATGTTAACAAGGTACCAAGCGTTTACATAGCTTTAGCTAACGAACAAAACGGTCAAAACGGATTAGGGTTAGATGAAGGATATCAACAGGATCTTGAGAATGAAGACGGAACAGCTCTATCAGTCTTTACTCGCAGAAAAAATACTTCATATAACATAATGATTACAAGCGACAATTCAAACGAAGTCGTTATGATTTATCATTTCTTGTACGCTTTATTAACATCACTTACTCCTCACATGAATATGCGAGGATTAGAAAATATTTCAATTGGAGGACAAGATCTGCAACTAAGAGGAGATTTGATTCCTAAGAGCATTTTCATGCGAGCTCTAGCGATCAATCTTCAGTACGAGATATCAGTTCCTGATCTAAGTAGAAATCCAACTGCTGGAGATATATTCTTTTCTGGAAGTCCAGTAGAGGAAATTACTCCAACTACTACGACTACAACAATATCAGTCACCACAACCACAACAACTATAATTTAAGAAATATGGCAAAGCAAAAAGAAGATCAACCTTTTTCTGAGGGTCAAGAAGGAACAACTACTACTACAACCAAAGCTCCTAAAAAAATAGACCTACAAAATTATTTGGATAGTTTATCTTTAATGAGAGCGGAACGAACGTATTACGAAAGGACTTATGGTCAAGTTCGAATCTCGAAGACCTATGAGGAGTGGAAAAAAGAAATCAAGATCGTTCATTAATCAGATAAAATGACTATTTTTATCTCGTTGAATTCAAATAACATCTTAACAGAATAATATGGCAACAGTAATAAGTGTTAACGGCAAAACGGTCACTAGACCAGGTGTTTACGCTCTAACTAAATCAGGAGTTAAAAATCCTTCACCAAATTTAGCATACGGCAATATATGTATTATCGACGACGGTCTTGGCGCTATGTGGGGAGGTGGTTCAGGTGTTAGTGGAACGTTAAAATCAGGCGTAGACGCTGTTTATGAATTAGCTACTATTCAACAATTCAGAGATTTTGTAAAAGGTGGTGAATTATGGAATCTTGCGAAACCATTGTTTAAACCTGCTGGAGACGGAATTAATGGTACCTCTAAGGTATTTTTAGTACGTGCTTGTGAAACCACACCTGCAACTATGTCTTACACTTTTGATGCTGGTTCAATAACATTTCAAACTCTTGATGAGGGAGTGAATACAAACGGTGTATTAGCTGGAAGCATTCTGAATAAAGGCTATGCTTGTAAGATTGTGAAAAACGTAGCAACAAGCAAATACGCTATTCAATTCTATGCCGGATCTTATAAAGGAATCGATCCTTTGAATCGTGTTTCTTATGACGGAATGACTCAGGTTACTGCGTTAGCAAACAACTTCTTATCATCTAAAGAATGCGCAACAGTACAAGAATTGATTGATTGGTGCAATACTTCAAATGAATTCAAAGCAGTTTTCAATTTAACAGTAGGAACTACTTCTTCTAATACTGCAGCAGCAGCAACTTTTGATTGTACTGCGTTAGCAACTATTCTCGATACTCCTATCACTTTAAGAATCAACGATCCAGTATTGGGATTGATTGAATTGGGTTCTTCTACCTTCACTACTGGAGCAACAGGAGCTGCTATTGCAGCAGTTTTTAAAGCAATTATAAATACTTACGCTCATGGTTATTCAGCAGATAATACTGGAGCTAGCTTAGTAACTACTGCTCCAGCTACTTACGGAGCAAGTATTAATGGAAACGCTTTAGGATTTTACTATGCAACAGGATCAGCTTCTGCCAGTTTTGCAGCAGGTGCAGATGTAGCAAGCTCATTCATTGATGCAGATGTAAGTGGGAATACAGGTTATCAATTGGCTACCGGAGGAACAGAAGTTTACACATCTGCAGCTTTTGATGCAGCTATTGAAGCAATCAAAGAAACAGATAATACTTTCTTTTTAGCTACTTCTTATGGAGTAACTAACGCGATTGGATTAAACAGCACTAAGATCTTTGACTATCTTGAAAATGATTCGAAATACGAAAAATTCATGGTAGTTGGTGCTGGTTATGACAAATCTGAATTTGCTGGAGCTTCTGGAACTTCTGAAGCAGTTGCAAAATATTATAATTCAGACAAAGTCATCATTGTACATGGTGCTGCAAAAGAAACTTCCAAAGCCGGATTCTTGGTTCGTAGTCAACTTTACAAAGCTGCTGCTGTATTGGGTCGTTTAGCTGGAGTTGCTCCACAGACACCTCTTACATTCAAGAATATCGCTATCGATGGAGAGATTCATTCGTTAACAGATACTGAAAAAGAATACGCTTTATCTGTAGGAATTTTAACTACACATTTCGATTCTGAACTTGGATACTATGTTATTCAACAAGGCGTAAATTCTTTGCAGAACAATCAGTATTTGATCAATGAAGACGCTTCTTCTTTCGACATAGCAGTTAAGCGAATTGAAGCGCAGTTAAACAAAGAAATTTGCATTCGCGCAAAACAAGTTTTCTTCGCTAAAGATTCTACTGGACCAAATCGAACTACAGTTAGCGAAGAAAATGTAAAAGCGTGGCTAGATGGTTTTTTGCACAATAAAGTAGCAACATCTTTGACTGATAATTTGATTTTGAGATTTGGTAATATTAACGTCGAATATCAAAGTGACAATATCTACGTGACATACGAATTCGTTCCAAATTTCTCAATTTCAAAAGCGATTTTCACAGGTACATTGCTCGACAAATAATAAATAAGACATAATTATGGCTAACGAAAAAGACAATAAGACCTTAACCGGTGCCATCGCCTTGATTTTGGTGGGAGATCAGGTGATTGGTAAAATGAAAAGTGTACGCTGTCAGGAAAACATACGACGTCTTCCAGTGCGTGGAATAGGAACTATCTTACCTTCTGAACAAGCAGTTATTGAATGGGAAGGAACATTAAGTTGTGAATTCATGGAAGTGAATTTTACTAAAACAGGAATCACCAATGCTATTCGTAGAGCACTCCCAAATATCGCTTCACAAGTGTTAGATGGAGTAGCTTCATTCGAGGACCAATTAATCCTTGACATAGAAGGAGTACAGGTGAACATCTTCAAGAAAATCTCTGACGTAGTTGGAGCTAACGGTATCATTAAACCTAAACTGACTCCTTACGCTATTGTGAAGAATTGTCTGATTGAATCAGACAGCTTTGATATTTCAGAAGGATCTATTGCCGGTCACTCACAATCTTTCAAGTACTTAGTTCCACTAACTCAATTAACATAAGATGAACGCACAAGAATTTCAAAAAGCTCAGAAAACGAAGCTTCTCGCATGTTATGGTGAAACTCCAGAATCTTTGATTGAGAAAGCTCAGATTGAGAACGATCTTGAGAAGGGTGGTGAAGGTTCAAAGGGCGGCAAGATCATTGGTCATACCAAATCCGGTAAGCCAGTATATGAAAGTTCAGATCATTCTAAACTTTCAGTAGCAGAGCATCGTGAAAGAGGTAGTAGTTTAAACTCTTACAATGAAGGAGCTCCTTCTCGAGATTCAGAAGAGGGACAAAAGAATCTAATTCTTTCAACTCATCATCGCCAATCTATTCTAGATCATTCTACAGATAAGGGTGAACATATTGGTCGCACGGAAAGTGGTAAATCAATATATTCGGAAGCAAATCATCCGTCTCACGCTAATTTTACTCAAAAAGATCACAAAGACGCTGCAAGTCTACATCAAAGTCTACAGCGCGATCAAAATGCTCCCTCAAGAGACATGGAAGGAAGTTTAAAAGCAAGACATCATTACGATCAAGGTTATGCACATTCAGAAGCTTCTAAATCAAAAAAGAATCATAATAACTTATACGGAATCAATCAAGACTAAAACGATGCTTTTAAGCAATTAATCTTCATATTTAAAACCACACAGAAAGAGTCTTACATTTAAAATCTGTAAGGCTCTTTTGTTTATAAACAAGAAAAAAGAGCTATTTTTAGGTTCACTTAAAACAAATTAAATTCATCGCAATGGAAACAAAAACATCGCCTTTAAAAAGAAGTACAACTATTGTTATCAAAAACAATAACTATGACGTAACTTATCCAAACACCGGACAATCAATGGATATCGCTCTTCTTATAGCGAAAATCTCTGACGGCAATTACGACACTTTACGTTTCAGTACAAGTTCACTGCTTCAGGAACAAGCAGACAAAGTCGACATGATTGCTGTATTCAATACACTCATTCCTCAATTGAAACAAGATCTTACAGTAAAGTCACTATTCGATTTATCTGAAGAGCAATCAGATGAGTTACTTGTTGTTTACAAGGAGCAATTTTTGACTTGGTTCAGTCCAATCAAAGATGCTATCAAGAATCCAAAATCTCAAATTGCAAAAGATGAAAAATAATGGGATCCGAGCTAAAAACCTTTATGATAAGGTGGAGCAACGATCATCCCTTAGATAGGGGATTTCGAGAGAAATACAAGATTTCTTTCAATTCACCACAACATCGAGAAATCAATCAATTTGACATTCTTCTTGAGTACTTAGAGAATGTTCTAATGCAAGAGTATGAAGAAAGGGTTGAATTAGACGTTAAGAATAGAGAACTGTACAACAAAGGTGTATGGCTTAACGAAAACGTCACAGAAGAAGAAAACGAAAGTTTCTTTGACAATCTTGATATTTCATCGATAAACGATAATTCTCAGCTACAAATAGAATAAATGAGCAACTCAGTTAATGTCAATTTTAAGGTAGGTGGCGGCGATCTGCAGTCTTACATGAGCAATGTAAAACAGAAAGCTGATCAGTTATCTAATAGCATGATTGAGAACGCTAAAAAAGAAAATAGCGTAGCAAAAGATCAATTGCGTTCTTACGAGAAGCAAATAGCTGCCTTAGAGCGCAAAGCTCGTCTTCAAGTCACTCATTCCACTCAGGGAGCAGAACTTTCACGAACTTCTGGATTATCTGAAATTACTTCTGATCTCAAAGAGCGATACGCTGAGATAAGTAGACAGCAAGCTGCCGGGAAAATTGATCCTCGCAAAGCTATGTCTCTCAGAGCTAACGCTTTAGAAGGATCATATCAACGAAAAGAAGAAACTGAAGACACTTATAAAGATGAGTTAAAACGCGTTAAAGACGAACAACGTGACGCTCAGACTCTCATTAGAACGATGAGAGAAAACGTCGACACAGTAAAAGCAACATCTCAACAACAGTTGGGACAAATGCGAAAAGGCGATGAGTCTCTCGTTGATGCTGTAGAAGAAGGAGCGGATCCGTCAGCGAGATTAGCAAATCAACTTGCATCCCAAAAACATGCTGATGAATTAGCGAAAGAAGAGAAAAAGAAAGAAGTTAAGGATCAATCCACAAGTCAATTCGGACCATTCTTGAAAGCCTTAGCTTTTGAGAGAGTTGGTGGAATGGTAGCTGGAATGCCGGCAGCTAAAAACGAGCTCGACTACGCAAAACCAATGATGGCAGCAGCCGGAATGGCTTTGGGTGGATTAGCTGGTAATTTGATTGACGCTTTAAATGTAAAAGTTCTTGGAAGTGGTCTTGGTAATACAAGTTTTGGTGCACTAGGAGCTCAATTTGGAGAAAAGATTGGTGAATTTGCTGGTTCAGCTATTGAACGCTCTTATCGTAGTCGAGACGAACTAACTACCTCAAATTTTAGACTTCAAGCTTTAACCGGAATGAATTTCGGAGTTAACGGAGTACAAGCTGATGGAGCTGGAGGAACTGGTTTATCATCAATCACTAAAGACTTAGTTGAATACGGTTTGGACTTCAAAGAAACCGCTGCACTACAATTGAGATTAGCTCAAGCTCAAGGAACTGGTCGTAATTTAGGTAGTGGAGCAGAAAATGCATTAGCTGCAGAAGCTGGTTTAGGAGTAGCGACAGAAAGTTTCATGGGATTAACTGAGTTACTCAGATCCTCAATGAAAGATAACAGAGATGTATTGAGATTGATGGGTGGAGTAGCAACTGCTGGGAAAGGAAACATATTTAAAGACGATAGAACGTTTTTAAACGAGTTCTTAACAAAGAATTTCACTCAACTACAAAAGACATTACTTCAAACTCAAAATGCGGTAGCTTCCGGCACAACATTCGATATACTCAAACGATTTGATGCTGTCGGCGGACCTTTCGCTGCAAGAGATACTCGTTCGGGAGGATTAGTAAATACTATTCAAGGAGCGCTTGTAAGTCCAGGATCAGATAATTTGAAAGCTCTCTCCACAATTATGTTGAGAAGAACTAATCCAAATATGGATTTCTTCGAACTTGAAAAGGAAAAGCAAAAAGGATTAGGCTCAGGAACATATCTGAAAAGTATGATTCAAGCTGTTCAAGGAATGGGTGGAACAGAATCTATGCAAAAGATGAACTTCGCCAATATGACTGGACTAAGCGGTAATTTAGCTGCAGCAGAATTATTATGGAGTAAGCGAAGCGGCATAATGAGTGGTAAGATTTCTGGACAAGAATTAGCTCCAGGAGGAGAATTTGGTGAAGGATCTATCCGAACTCTCGCCAAAGGTCAAACTTCTGTTTACTCAAAAAGTACAGCTCAAATTGAGAATGCTTACATTGAAGATGCGGTCAAGGGAATCGGATTAATGAGTGAGAAAATGACGGGATTATTTGGCAAAATGATGGATGGAGTAGCAATATACATTGATGAAAAAATGAAAGGATTATTGCACCAAACCACAGCGCCTGAGCCAGTTCGCAAAAATCAAACAGTTAGGCCGATGGTATGCGGCAGTCGTCAATCGATTCAATAATCAAAACAAAAGTAGATTGTGTCAGAAAATAAAACTTTAGTATACGAGGTTACGCACAGCTCTCCAGAATTCAAAACTGTAGCTGATTATATACAAGACCCAACTTCTCCTGCACACGAATATATAGGAGATATGGACTCGTTTCTTTCTGTATTACATAAAGATGGGAAAACCACCAATAGACAAGTTATTGAAGCAGGATACAAAAAAAAGTGGGAAAAAGCAAAATATACACCTAACAAATCTGCCAATCAATTATTTCTTCCTATTGGGACTAAATTAGCTATAGAAACAAACAAAAACGATCGAGGACTTGGATTGCTTACTCAAGGAATCGAGGTAGTAAGCAACGATATTCCTGTTTTTAAAGCGAGAGCTCTCGCTGAACTCGAAAGCGATAAAAGATATAGACTTATTTCTAAGCCTATTGACGGGAAACTTCAAGGCAAAATGAACGAAAGGTATCCAGATATGACTGTCTGGATGTGGTGTAGAGCTCTCTCGAACACTCAAGAGAACGAAGGGCAGATTGTCAACATTACTCCCTTTATTCAAAAAGTAAGTACAAATGTTGATAAAAATGGTGGAAATTTTCAACTTACTCTCCCTCCATTAGTATGCGAATTAGGAGAGAATAAAAAATGGATAATTAAGAAAAAAAGTTTACAGAATTATCAAACTTCTAAAAACAACTCTCTTCAAGGAGATGGATACGTAGCTGAGGCAAGTCTTTTCAAAATAGGTAAAGATGGAGGACTGAAGAGAAATGAGCTCCTTTTCCACAATATTATTAGTTCAAACGATATGGTTTGGATTAGATTCGAAACATTAGAGATTGAAAAAGAACAAAGAGCTAAAGATAATGTTGATTTTTATATAGATAAATCCAATCTCGCTGGGAGAATTTACGATATGATTGGATTAGTTGATAGCAACATTCAAGTTGTTAATCCTCAAGATAATGATGTTACTATTCAAGTAAACGGTAGAGATTTAAGTAAACTCTTTATTGAGGATGGTTCGTATTTCTACGCTTTAGAAATGTCACAAGGACAATTGAGTTTTGCAGGAGGATCTACACAACAAAACAGTTTGATGCAGAGAGTGTTCTCAGATAATGCTCTACAATATTTCAATTCATACTTCAATAACTCTATTGAAAACGTATTAAAGTTCGTTATACAGCAGCTCTCTACCATCAAAGTGGTACCAGATAATTTATTTACTTCCTATGGAAACAGGAGAAATAAAAAATTCAACGAAGGAGCGCAATCAAAACAACTTAAAGCTCAGAGAGATAGTTTACAAGATATTGAAAAGAAAGCTAAAGAAAGTATCAAAGCTCTTCGAATCGAAGTTCAATTAACTGAGTCTCAACCCTCTACTGAAAGCAGAGAAATAGATACTATCTGGTATAAATTACTTGATTTTATGAGTGCTTTACGAACTCAAAAAGTAAGAGAAAATAACGGAACCAATACGACTGGATGGAAATCTTTCGCTTATACAACTTCCTCAGGGAAGGAAGATATAATAGCTAACACTCTTCCTCAATATTTCTTCAGCAATCTCCATATTACACTGTATTACACAAAAGCTCAAGTTTTTAAAAAAGTAGAACAGAGTTTATTTAACGACATAGATAAGTATCTAGATCTGAAAGAATCTCAACCTCAAAATCAGGAACTTTGGACAGAAGATTTAGCTAATGGTGTTTGGCAAATAATAAAATTAGTAATCGACGATGGCGTAACTCAAAGAAGAATCGTTGATAGCTCTATGTCATCAGCTAATGGATCTCTATTGAATTTTATCAGAAAAGTATGTCAAGAACCCTTCGTTGAGTTCTACATGGATACATACGGCGACACATATAACTTGATAGTTAGAAAGCCACCTTACGATAGAAGTGGAGTAGTGTCGATGTTAAACGGTACAACTAACGTTGAAGGTGATAGTAGTAAAGAGACTAAGATAACATCAACAGTCATCGATATTGAACCAGAAGATGTTCTTCGTGAAGAATTATCTTACAACGATGGGAACGTTGCTACATGGTATCACTTGATACCTCAAGCGAATTTTGTTGGCAACTCATCAACTTGGTCTTTATCTTATTTGCCTGCTGTATTTCTTCAAGAATACGCCGATATCTGGGGATCGAGACCTATGCAATGCATTCATAATTACATGCCTTACATGCTTCTTAATCCTTCAGAAACAACTTTAGATATTTGCGAAAAACAAGCCTTTGAAGATTTAAAATATATAGTTGAGTGCAACGCTTATTTACCATTCACTCGCAGAGGAACACTTTCTCTCAATGGAGATCGTCGATTGAAGTATGGAAATATCGTTCGCTATAAAAGCACAGGAGAAATCTTCTTCATTGATCACGTGCAACAGAATTTCTCTATAAGCGAGAACTCTATCGATCGAACTTCAACTGTTCAAGTAAGTCGAGGAATGAAAGAGGTTTTGATCAATGGAGTAGCTGTTGTAGACGAGATCTTAGGAGAATCTGGATCAACCTTTAGCTATTTCGATATAGTTAACACAAACCTCAATACATCTGTAACTAAAGAGTACACTAAAACAACAACAGAGAAGGTTCAAGTAGGGAGTAAAAAAGAGACTCAAATCAAATCAGAAATTGATAATCTTTTCACAAATGTCAACAAATACAAGGGATATAAATGGGTCTTAGGTACTTCAGGAGAAGGAGAGAAAATTGATTGCAGCGGCTTTGTTTCTAAGGTTCTCCAGTTATCAGGAGTAAAGATCGCTCGCACCACAGCAGAAGAAATTATGAAGAAATCAAAAGATTTGAAACCTGTTGAATTCTTTGACGCTACAAGCTTACAAGAGGGAGATGTGATTGGATTAGGTACTCAAAAAGATAAAGGAAAGAAAATTTATGGAATAGATCACATAGCCATAGTAGTGAAGAATTCGTCCACAGGGAAGTTAGAGTTAGCTGAGAGCGCAAGTAAAGTAGGAGTTAGATCTCGACCTTTAGCTGAGATTCTTCCTCATTATAACGAAATATCTCTTCGTAAATACGTAGGTAATTTTAGAACACCTATTGAAAACACAATAGTAGAGACACCTATATATGAGACGAGAATAATTACTACAAAGAAAAAAGATATTGATAGATCGAAAGTTTTTAGTAACTTTAGAGTCTTTAAGAGTTGTTTTAATTTCTTTTTAAGAAGATTAATGAATGATGACCGATTAGTTACTAATTTACTTCACGAAGCAAGTGTAACCAATAAAAACATCAATCGCTTCTCAGATGAAGAAATCAAAATGTACAAAGATATATTTAAAATCAATCAATAAAACTTAATTAATATATAATTATGAACGATTTTATATCTCATCAAGCAGAAAAGATATTAGCGTGTTACACAGATAATTCGTTAAATTCATGTATAAATAAAGCCGAAGAAAAATGATCTTGAAAAGAGTGGCGAAGGCTCCAAAGGTGGCAAAATCATAGGACATACTAAATCCGGGAAACCCATTTACAGCAGCACATATCCTGATGAAAGTTCACATCTTCATTTTTCAAGAGAAGATCTCACAGATGCAATTCAAGCATATAAAGATTATGATCATTCTTTAATGGTTGAATACGATAATCACGGAAAAGCAATGAAACAAGCTCTTAAAGAGAAAGATAAAAAATCTCACGCTAAAAGTCAACGAGATAGAGCAGAAGTCAATCGTGAACGAGATTTTCAATGGATGTTCAAGCAAAAACACGAAGAAACTCTTAAGAATAAAAAGGATTAATGAATAACGAATTCAACTCAGTTGGGAAAACTGGCCAATCAGGAGAGCAGTGGTCTGTAGGAATAGCCTATATAGCTCTTCCTTCAGATGTAGAGAGAGAGATTTATATTAGAGAGTGTTATCAAAACAGTCGTGTCTCAATTTGGTCTGAAGACGCTGGTTTTCTCAATCGCGTACCAATAGACTCAGATACGATCAACTTCATTGAATTCCCCGAAGTCTTAGAAAAATTCGGAACTGCAGTAGTTTTCGTAACTGAACCAATACATAAGCAGCCTATCATCATTGGAAGGTTGCCTAAAACAGATGAATTAGGAGAGTTGAAAGAGAATCAATTCAAAATCAAAAGGAAACTTGGTAACAAAATTGTTGAAATATCAGGTTCACCAGAAAAGGGAGTTCTTAATTTAATTGTAAACGCAGAGAGTGAAGGTGGCTCCATCAATATCTCTCTTGTTAACGTAAATGATAACGGAGAACTAAGTTTAAGTGTAGCTGGCGACGTTAAAATAGATGCAACAGGCAATATAGAGTTTCTTCAAAAGAAAAGGTTCTATGTAAATACAGTAGGAGAAGATGGAAAGGATGATAGTGAAGCATCTTATGAGCAAACTAGTGAAGAACACAGATTTGGTGGGAAGAAGATAATTGTAAACGAAGGAGAAGATCCAATGGTTCTCGGCAATGCATTAAACAAAATTCTTGGACAATTTATAGATAAGGTAGCTGCGATCACTGTTACAACAGTGTTAGGAGTATCTCCTATTCTCAATGCACCAGATGTTCTTCTTCTTAAAAAAGATCTCAAAAATATTCTTTCTAGCGAAGGATTCTTAAAACAATAATTATGGCAAACGATATTGTAGATTACGCTAGTCTTTTAGGAGGAGTTGGTAGAGCTGTTTTAAATATTCAATTTCCTAAAGAATTTGAGTTATATATGTGCGCTTTGGAGCTTATTGATCAAGAAGGAACAACTTTGAGATACTTCATTTTCCCAGTGATGCCTTCAAGCATAGAGGAAACGCAACCTCAGATCACCAATATCAAGAAATCTTTAGCGGGAATAACTGTTTTATCTAATCCAACTTTTGTACCTGGAGACGTTTCTTTGTCGGGAAATTTTGGTCGGAAATTTAGAATTTTATTAGGAAATAATTATGAAGATCTGATTTCGTCTTTTAAACGCAAAGACAGTAGAGAGAAAGCTTTCAAAACTCAAGTATTTGATTCAAGAATCAAAACTGGGTATGGTTGCTGTAAAATTCTTGAAGAGATTGTTGCTGAGTCGAAAATAGTAGATGAGAAAGGTATTCGAAGATTAATTTTCTATAATCCTGCTTTGGGGAATAATTACTTAGTTAAGCCACTAAATTTGAAGTTCTCTATGTCTCAAGAAAGCAATATGATATGGAATTACTCATTAACTCTCAAAACCGTTGCTTCTCTTGAATCTTTCAATAGTACCTTAGAAACAAAACAAAGCGAAGAAAGATTAGTAACGACAGGATATGCTCAAAAACAAATGGGAAGAGTGTTGAGTGCACTAACTTCAATTTTAAGATAAACATGCAACTAACCAAAGAAATACTAAGAGAATTTAAAAAGATAACTTCTAAAGACGTTGAGTTATTTCTACTCAAAGCTCTAAGCTTCTTCTCAATTGAATATCAAGAAATAGTTTCTTATTACTCAGGAGAATCAACCAATATATCTAGTAAGCCTTTCGAAGTTTTTGAAAAAATAAAAAAAGAAAGAGATGAGATGTTTTCGACTTTTCAATTACACAGCAAACAATTAAATAATGCAAAATGGTGGTTGTTGCTAGAGCAAATAGAAGAGATTGACAGTAGACTTAAAACGTTAGATAATATCAATAAGTGGAGTAGGTCTTCGTTAACCAAAGTAGGATTCAGTTCTGATTTATCTGTACAATATACTTTGAAACAGAATCAAAGTCTAGAAAAAGTGGTTTCAGATGTTTTAAATTCTTCGAATAGCGAAGAATGGGTGAATTTAGCTATTCAAAACGACTTAACTGAAGAACAATACTCACTTGAAGGAGGAGTCGATCTTCAGCTTAAATTCCCTCAAGTGAATAGAGGAATCAGAGTCGAGTCTGTAGTAGACATAATGATAAGCAAGAGTATCTACGGTAAAGATTTGTCGAAAAAATTACAATTCTCCTCCACTCAAGAAGACTTAAAAGTGTTAGGATATGACGAGACGATTACTCAGAGTGTAGATATTTTATCGCAACTCAAAAAAGAAGACAATCCAGATTTTCCAAACCAAGGATTACAATCGACTATAGCTGTAGGAGCGAATCGAGCAACGTTGAATTTCCCGATCATTCAAAGGCAGATGAAAGAAACTTTTGCTACTGACGATACATTGAAGGAATTTATTTTGACAGGATTGACTATCGAGCAAGATAATTTATCAATGAGTTATGAGGTACAGACAAGGTTGAGTGAGACGTATGACGGACAGGTTATTGTTTAATTTAGTATTTTTACAATTCAAAGCAAAACTATGGCACTAGACATCAAACCATCAACCTCGATTGAGAGAAAACTTCTATTTCTCGAAACCCTACTTAATAGTACAAATAAAGTTTCGAAAATATCTGATAATTCAGTGTTATCGGGAGTAGCTGGTGGAGTTGCAAAGGTAGCAGGTAAAGCAGAAAAAGATATCGTTTTAGCTGTTTCTCAATTATTTCCCGATTCAGCTTTTGCTGATCAATTAGATCATGTAGCGCTAAATTTTGGAGTTGCTTCTCGATTTGGAGCTATTGGATCATCTACTTATTTAAGAATTGTAGCTAATCCTGGCACAATTTATTTAACTAATACTCACGTCTTTGTTGCTACTGGAGGAGTTCATTTTGAATTAGAAGCAGATTTGACGATAGGTAGTTTAGGATTCACTTATACAAAGGTTCGTAGTACAATTTCTGGAGTCGCAACTAATGTAGATTCGTTGTCAATTTCTCAAGTATCTCCTAAACCATCTGGACACATTAGCGTTGTAAATGAGTATCAAGCAGTTGGAGGTAGAGATATTGAAGACGACAGTACTTTTAGAGTAAGAATTAAAGATGGCGCGAATATTCTTGCGCGTGGCACTACAGCTATGCTTGAGCAAGTATTTATCAATATCAATCCTAAAGTGCTTAAAGTTTTTAATCAAGGTTCTAACTCGAACGGTAAGATTATTTTATCGATAGCGACTCAAAATGGTGTAGATTTAACGCAAACAGAATTAGATGAGTTATTGAGCAAATCTGCACAATATTTTTCATTAACAGAAAATAAGTATTTTGGATATAGTTATTATGGAATCTTGTTAAAGAATATCTCATATCAACCTATTGATATTTCTTTTAGAGTAGATATAGATAACTCTTATAATTCTGATCAAATCAGAATAGCTATTCAAACAAATATCTCTAAATACTTAGATTTTAGATTTTTTGATTCATCTACTCAGAAAGTAGAGTGGGATAATCTGCTTGAGATAGTCAAATCAACTCCAGGCATCAAATATGTTATGGATCAATACTTTTATCCAAGAGTAGATCTTTCTATTGATAATTTTACATTACCAAGAGTGAGAAGTTTTTTGATGCTAAATTTGCAAGGTCAAGTAATTAACAATTATAATGGAACATTATCTCCTGTTTATTATCCAAATATTATAGATAAATCTTACCATCAAACTGTTTTAAATAACATTTTTTAATGACGATATCAAACGATAAAATAAGGATCGAAGGTAACTCTTTAGTTATACGCATGCAGCCAGCAACAGGATTGTTAGCTTTAACTTCGTTTATCTCGACTGAAGTAGGAGTAACAGGAACAGCTTATTTTGAGAAGTACTTCAGATATGCGTTAAACGGAATAATTTTCAACGATTGGCAACCTTTAACTTTATTAGCGATCACAAATATAATTGTTTCATCTACAGACGATTTATTAATAGAATTAAGCTATCAAAAAGTGGATATAACTGAGGGAGAAAGTTCATTGGGAGTTTTATCGGTTGTAATAGAAGGAACAAAAGATACATCTATCTCTCAAAACTTCTTTGATAAAACAGTTTTTAAAGAGTTTTTCGAAAGCGACAGTATTGAGATCTTAGGTTGGTATTTGAATGTTTTAGACAAACTTTATCAAAAAGGTATAGTCCCCAATTATATTGATCGATTAAACGATTTCGATAGTCCTGACGATTTTTTAGAGTTTTGGAAATCAATAGCTAAATTTTTCTCATATTACGTAATATATGCTCGTCAATTTCAGAAATTCTACGAAAGCGAATCTTTATTAGATGAGTACGTTAGCGAGCGAGGATTGAGGACCTCTATTGAAAATACTTTAAGTGAACTCAATCTTTTGATGACTAGTTTTTATCAACAAATAGCTCATCGAGGTACAAATCATATTCAAGATCTAGTTGAAAGTGGAGCTGCAATTGATGGCGAATTATTGCGATTGATATGGTACAAACCTGAGGACGAATTTCTTTTTAATTTACACAAAAAAGAACACTTCGGATGGAATTTAAGTAATTCCTCACCTTTGTATAGAGGATTATATTTGAATGATAACGCAAATAAATACGGAGACAAGAGTTTCGAACCTCAAGATATATCTTTATATCCAACTGGAGGAGTTATCGTAGAAGACGAAAGCAAACAAGTTCTATACACAACCAGCACATTAGGTTCATCTGATTATAAGATTAAAGTGTCACCCGAACTTGATTATGAATTTTCGTTTTTAATCAAAAAAGAGGCTGCAGCTACTTTAACGGTGAGACTAGAAGCTTACGATAAAGATTTAACTCTTCTTGATTTAGTATCTCATAAAGACGGCTCCACTAAAAACAATTTCTTCACCACCATAGGATTGAGTAGAGATGACAAATATCTACTTATTAAACTATTTCTCTTCAACAAAGATAAAAAAGTCTTCGCTGATGATATAACTAACATTCATCAGGGAGAGAATTTAATTTTAGTTGAAAACGTCAATTGGATAACTCCCTTTATAACGATTGAAGGAGGTTCTGCTAAAATTTATGGAGTTAGATTTATGCCTTTAAACACTCCTTATTCACATGGTTTACTTCAAGTAAATAATTGGATTTCATGCTGGTTGAAGAATCGAAATAATTCTTTACAGATCACATCTATTGAAAACTTTATTAAGAAATATCTCATTCCTTACAACAGTCATCTCTCTATTGTAGTTATAGAGGAAGGTGTTACTAGTAGTGGAGAAGAGATCGTAACTACGACGACAACTACTGCAGCCACCACTACTACAACTACAACCACAATATAAACGATTTAGTAATGAGTAACTCCATTAATTATGTAATATTTACAGAAGCTTTGAGGGGAGCTTTAAGCTCTCAATTAAAACAAGCCAATCAAGCTAAAGCTCTTGATGGCGTCGCTCAAGGATTAGCTGTTGCCATAGGAGAACAGATTGAGAGAGAAAATGGGCTAATATATACAGAAATTCTTTTAGGAGAAGTTGATGGCTCAAATACCATCTTTACTGTATCACAATCTTATATTTCTGACTCTATATCGATTTATATAAATGGATTACAGGAATTCGATTTTATTTGTTTAAATGATACTCAAATAAAGCTAGGATTTGCTCCCTTGAATATAGTTTTTATAGATAGAGTAACAGCAACCTATAAAGCAAAAACAACATAATACTGTGGAACGAACAACAATAAGAACAAGCACTCAAGTAAAAGTAGATGCAAACTTTGACGTTCTAAGTCATAAAATAATAAACTTATTGCCTGCTACCTCTGCAGGGCAGGCAATAGAGTATGCTCAACTGAACACTGCTATTGAAGTTGCTTTGGGAGGACTTATAGGAAAAGAAAATACAGGAGTTGCAGCGGGATTAATTGAGGCCTTGAATTTAGGCAATGTTATCACACATGATATTGAAGAATTTGAAACAGCTTTAGGCTTCACACCTGAAAATTTAGCAAACAAACAAGATAATTTAACCTTTGATGGCACAGGGGTTAAATTTCCAACCGTAGATGCTGTAAATGCTGGGCTATCTAGTTTACTTATACCTACTTTACAACAGGTATTAGATACTAATAGTTATGCTGAATTTGATGGTGGGTATGTAAATCTTTTAAATGGTGACCCTTTCAATAAATACTTTGAGTTTCAAGTTGAAGATGGAGTTGCTTCTCCAAATAAAAAGTCAAGTTATTTCTATGCAGACCCTAACTTAGTTGAGATTCAAAACGCGTATGGTGGTACATGGGTAGATATGAGTATTTATAATGGAATATTAAAATTAAGTCAAAGCGTTACGGGTGGATGCACTACAGATATTACCTTTACACCCCCCACCTCTAGATCTATTATAAAATTTCCTGCACCCCCTATTGCTGGAACTTATACATTAGCTTTAACATCTAATATACCTGTAGTAACAGGGCTTGTTCCTTACTATGGAGCAACCGGAGCTGTTAATTTAGGAGCTTATGATTTAACTGTCCAAGGTATACAAATTGGGCTTGGAGGTGGCGCTATTCAAGGTAATATAAGGATAGGTAGTGGTAATTTAGGAGCAAATACCACGGGACAGCAAAATACTGCTATAGGTTATAGCGTTTTAGTCTCAAATACTACAGGGAGAGAAAACTCAGTATTAGGTGGGATGAGTATGGTATATAATACCTCAGGTAGGTATAATACAGCTTTAGGAAATTATGCAGGAACCTATCTTTCTGATGGGGCTACTTCAAGAACTACAGGAAATCATGGCTTATACTTAGGGTATAATTCTATGGCAAGTGCAAATGAACTAATAAATGAAATAGTTATTGGGGCAAATGCTGTTGGCAATGGTAGTAATACAGTAACCTTAGGAAGTGATTCTATAACAGACACTTATTTAAAAGGCACAGTTCATTTTGAAGTAGCTCCTGGGCTGCCTGTTTTAACTTCTGACATAATAGTAAACCTTTCCGGGGGAAAGACTTTTGGAAAATATGTAAGTGGTACAGTAATACCTGCGACAGGTAAAACAGTAGAGGAGGTAATACGTTTAGCAGCATTAGAGTCAATTAATCCAACAGCATCCGTTTCTGCCTCTGGGACAATTCCTTATAATTCTACTACAGGAACAATAACCATTTCTATGTCAAGTACCTGCAATAACCCCACTCCTGCGACAATTACAAATTATGTTTTATCTTACAGACGTGGGACAGGTTCATGGGTACAAATTTATTCAGGTGTTGCAAAGAGCTCTCATACTCATGTAGTAGATTCTCTGTTAACAGGTGATAATATTACTAGTTTCAACTATCAGTTGATTGCTACTGATTCAATAGGAGCAATTGTTACAGTGGGAACTCCTCCAAGCAACACAGTTACCCCAGCTCTTTATTCAGAACCTACTACTACAGTAGCCACAACGCGTCTTACAAGAGAGTTAGGCGATATAAGTACGTTATTTTCTGGAACAATCAGTCAATTGTCTCAAAACGGGGTATCTATTTCTACAAGAACTCTACAGTACAGTTTGAACAATTCCGCATGGGTGACTATTTCAACTGGAACTTTGACAAATACAATCAGTTATACTCATAATGACTCTTCTTTAATTAATGCCACTGTAATTTATTATAGGTTAGTAATAGAATGTGTTACTCCCTCAGGTACTCAAATCACTTATTTAGGCGTAAATCCTATATCCTTTCTCTACAAATCTGTATTTGGTTATGATTCAAGTGCAACTCCTAGTTTAACTACTATCTTATCAATGGGGAATAGTTCCTTAGGAAATACAAAATCAAAAACTGTGGTAGCTACTGCACCTTCTGGAAATTATACTTATTATGCTTATCGTGCAGCAGCAGGCGATTTAACTGGAATAATAATGGATGGTGTCACTCCGGTTTTAGGCTCATTTACAAAACAGTCAGATATAGCAGGAGTTAACAGTTTTGGAGCAACTGTAACTTACAGAGTTTATAAATCAAATGCACCTGCAGCGTTTACTAACAATTCTCTTGTAATCTCATAAACTATGGCTTTAAGATACCCAGATGTAATGCAGCATAATAATCCCCAATATTCTATTGTGGATGCAGATTATGTAAGAGGAGGGGCTCGGTTAGTTACTGACTTGACCTCTTTATATGCTTTAGCCTCTAATGTTGACCAGTTAAAGGAACGAGTTACAAGAGTCTACGTTTTATCTACATCAAGTTATTATAGTCTTATAGACTTGACAAATGTAGATAATTCTACAGGATGGGTAATAGACTCAAGCTCATTATACTCAGGAGCAACTGCAGACATAGACATGAGCAGTCACAAACTCACAAACTTGTCTATACCTACTGCTAACGGGGACTCAATACGTGCAACAACTAAGATTACAGAAGTACGGTTAGAAAGTGCAACAGACCATACTTCAAGTACTTTAAATCCTCACTCTGTAACTAAAGCACAGATAACACTAGGAAATGTAGATAATACTAGTGACGTAAATAAACCAGTAAGTACTGCACAAGCGACGGCAATAGGACTGAAACAAGATTTGTTAGGATTTATACCTGAAGATTCTGCAAACAAGGGAGTCAATAATGGTTATGTAGGACTTGACAGTAATGCAAAAATAAGTACTTCAAATTTACCAGATGCTATTTTAGGAGCACTCAAATGGAAGGGAACATTTTCAATTGTAAGTAATTTAATATCTTCGGATGATTTGACTTTAGATGGAAATCCATTACCTACTTCGACCACTGACACAAACGGATGGTACTTTATTGTTCAAGATTTAGGAGATGTAGGGGGTATACATTTTGAAATTGGAGACTGGCTGATTAGTAATGGCTCTGCTGGTTGGAATATAGTAGATAACACAGATGCTGTAAAGTCTGTAAATGGGCAATATGGTATTGTTTCTTTAGACTACTCTGATGTAGGGGCACAAGTAGCAGGAACTTACTCTACTGACATTCATACAAACATCACTGCTTTAGACTTAGTTAGTGGCACAAACACAGGTGACCACGCAGTAAATTCAAACTATAGCGGGTTAGTATCATTTCCGGGATTTGGGATTACTCACGTATTGACAGCTTATGGAGACCACGACCATTCAGGGGTATATCAACCAATAGCATCAGTTCTAACTGACACTACAGCTTCTTACACTACTACAGAACAGACAAAATTAGCTGCGATTACAGGTATAAACACAGGTGACCAAACACTACCAACGCTATCAAGTCTAGGTGCAGCATCCGCCCTCAATAATGAGGGCTTTGGGGTAGCTTATTTTCAAAATGGAGGAGATGACCTTTCGGC